GACTACTCATATCTCACAACAAGTGTTCAGTCTTGCACGCTCGGCATTTATGATACAGATTTCGCTGCAGGATTTGTCCTGAGAGGGACATCATCTACTGAGATAAGTATGCTTGCTGCAGATGGTATCGGTCTAGCTGAAGTAACTGCCGGATCTCTAACTATATCTGGCCTTGAGGTTGATCAAATAACAACTAAGGAACTAGCCTATGAGGTTTCGGGCATCGATGCCGGGTATGGTGCACTCTACGCTAAGACTGACGGAGCTCTGTACTATAAGGCACACGATGGTGTAGAGACCAACCTTACTGGAGGTGGGGGTGGCGACTTCGAGAGCGACGGCTCGGTCGCGATGACTGACGCCATCGAGCTAGAGAACGGCACGCTGATTGATGACAGCGCCGACGGATTCTTCCGCATCATGAACGCGGCTGGGCAGGGCATACGATTCGATGTCGACACTACCAATGGGATTTGTTGGATGACCCAGGAAGACGGGACAGCGCTCACGATGGCAATGACGAACGCCTTCGTCGGGACGTTCCTCATTGAGGGCGGGGGCATGAATTCGTCGGGAGGCACCGACAACATACCAATTAGCGTCGCAAACGAGGGCGGCACCAACCAGGGTGGTTGGATGACGCTGCACACAGGAAACCAGACGAACGTGGGCGACTTCGATAGCGGCGCCCTCACTTTGTACACCGGGACCACAAACATCTTGGGCGACTCCGGACAAATCAACATCTACACTGGTGCGGCGGGAGGCACTGCGGGCAGCTTGATTCTCGGCACGGATGGAACGGATGCGCTCACGATTGATGCGTCGCAAAACATCACGGTCTCGGGCGTAATCAGCTTTGCTGGTGGTACTGCGATTGGTCCGTATACTGTCGGCGATCCCGTGGGGACTGACGGCAACCTCTTGATCGTCGACTCTGCGGGCACCAACGGATGCATTTTCGACAACTCAACGTACAATGGGGTCACCTACTTTCGCGCCGAGGATGGCAATGCGCGCGTCTTCGACGTTGCCTTGCTCAACGCAGCTACCCTCTACATCAGCGACGGTCGCATCGGTACGCAGGGGATCGGCGGTATCAAAGTTCAAGGCGAAGATGTTGAATACGACAACACGACTGGAACGATGGACTTTGGTAGCGCCGCGAACACCCATGCTGGCAACTACGACACTGGCCCTACTAACGTTTACACTGGGGCATCGACCGGTGGAGCTTCTGGTGATCTGAATCTTTATACTGGTGTAGGAACACCAGGAGATATCAATTTTGCTACTTCTGGGGTTAGCAGTGTTCATATGCAGATCACTGGTGACGGAGCCATCATGCTACCGACAATCCCAACCTCTGACCCTGCTGTCGCTGGGCAGCTATGGTCAAATGGTGGAGTTCTCACTGTGAGCTCTGGATAAAAACTAGTGCTCACTGGTAATCATTGGTAAAACGATAGCTGTTTGTTGTTGTCTTCACTCGAGACCAACTGTATAGTGTATGAGCGGCAGAAAGAGAATTTCATGGCATATGACAGTTACGACCTGATGAAGGCGACAGATGATCACATCATTCGCCCCAGGTTCCAGACAGAGCGGGAGCGACGCTTCTATCCCTCTGAAGCATCAGTACAATTTAGGGACGAACATGGCGATCTCACGTCCCACGGGGGATGCTTGCGTTCTAGTTACTTCCGTATTTCAGGGGAGTTCGAGGGGACTCCGTATGAGGCCCGTTCTCGTTGGATTTTTAAGCAGGGAGACGGTGTTGAAGAGATGCTCATTAGAGAGTGGAAAGAAATGGGCATTTGGGTCGACAATAGCGTGAAGTTCATCGACAAAGAGAACAACATTTCCGGCGAGCTCGACGCAATCCTTGTTGAGCCTCCAACTGGTCAGCTCTATGGCGTAGAGGTCAAGAGCTTCTATGGCTACTTTGCAGAGACTCAACTATTCGGTAACCGTAAGGTCAAAGCCTTCCCGAAGATGCCTCAATTGCTCCAGACCCTGGTGTATTTGAACCACTTTGAGGATCGGCTCCCCTTCTTCAGGATGGCCTACTTTGCTCGAGACTCAGTCAAGCGCAAGACGTTCAAGATTGAGTTTGAGAAAGAGGGAGAGGTGAAGTTTCCAAAGGTAGATGGAGAGGTTGTTCGCTCCTTCACCATGGGTGATGTTATCGACAGGTACAAGACTCTTCGTAATCATGTTGAGAGCAAGACTGTCCCACCACCTGACTATGAGCTCAATTATCCTGAAGCTAAGATCAGAGATTTTTATGGAAAGAAGAAAATATCAGAGACTAAGTTCCAGAAGTGGCAATCTGGGAAACTAAAGAAGCATGAGCTCGTTGGTGACTGGCAGTGTAGTTACTGCAAGTTCAAAGAAGTTTGCTGGGGTAATTCTCAGCAGTTGCTAGTGTAAGCAGGAGATTCTCGTGAACATTAAGAACTATGACGAGGTTGTTCAGCAACTTCGGGCATTTTTGCCTTCCTATCTAGAAGACAAAGGCATGGATACTAGCGCAGCGTTTCGTTGCATCTCTCCTAACCACGAAGACAAGAGCCCCTCTTGTGGCATAGTCCCAAGTAAGGACAAGTTCCATTGTTTTAGTTGTGGTGTAGTAGGAGATATCTTCGATGCAGCTCACATGCTAGAGAACAAGCCTCTATCAGGACCAGGTTTTGTTGATGAGAACCTGATTCCCTTGGCAGAGAAGTATGGAGTAGTCGTCGAGACTGTCCCTCTGACCCCAGAACAGCTTTATGAGCTTGATACCTACAGAGTGTATAAGGCTGCAGCAGATCTCATTTCTCATGCCAAGAACCCAGCCGTTGAGAAGGCTATTAAGAAGAGAAAGTGGAGCAAAGAGATCTGTGTTCGCTATGGTGTAGGTGCCGTAGAGACTTATCAGTCGTTCCGCGACCAACTCAAGAAGGCAGGTTGGTCTGCCTCTTTCCAAGATGACGTAGACCTCAACCGCAGTGGTCTTTTCGGTGAAGATAGTCTAATTTTTACCATCAGAGATGAGCATGGTCGTCCTGTTGGCTTTGCTGCGAGGAACCTGAAGTTCAACGGAGACAAGACCAACGGCTCTAAGTACAACAACCAGAAGACAACTGGTGTGAAGTGCAATATTTACCGCAAATCAGAGCGTTTGTTTGGTTTTGATCAAGTGCTTGCTACTCGCAAGAAGAAGGACAAGACCATCTACATTTTTGAGGGTCAGACAGACGTACTTACAGCTGCTGAGAACGGTCTCAACAACACAGTTGCAGTTGGAGGAACAGCTCTTACTCTGGAACAGGTACAGATGCTCAAGCAGTTCGGATACTATGATGTCATCCTCTGTCTTGATGGAGATGGTCCTGGAGAGACTAGGACAGCCGCTCTATTAGACTCCGTTCTTGCAGGTCACAAAGACCTGTCAGTACGCATCATCAATATTCCTGAAAAACAGGACCCAGATGACTTCATCAAAGAGAAGGGAGCTGCTCAGTTCAAGCGTCTCAAGAAGTGGTCAGCGTTCGAGTGGAGACTTTCTCACTTTGACCCTGAAGCAGACGATGATGAGGTCTGTAAGGCGATGATCCCTCTCATCGTGAACGAGACCTCCTACATTGAGCAAGAGAAGCAGTGCAAGATTCTTGCAAAGGCCACCGGTATCACCATTGCTACCGTTCAAGCCGAGCTCTCTCGTCTTCAGAACCTCAGAGAGGCAGAGAAGGCTCGAGACAGGAAGAACATCATCGACCGGATGGTGACTGCTCTGACGCGTGATCCTTCTGCTGCTGAAGAGGCCATGTATTCTGCAGAAACAGACCTATTTGACCTTGCTCGTCAGTATGACGAGGACAGTTTCTCAGAGGACTCTTGCATTGCTGTGCTTGATACTCAGAAGAAGTATGAAGAGGCCAAAGATGGGTCATTCTCAGGGTATATCCTAGGTCCTGACCTACAGACATTGCAAGATGCTCTCTGTGGTGAGTGGAAGAAGGATGTTTGGTTCTGTTTCGCTGGTAAGGCTAATGCAGGCAAGACCTCCTTTATGTGTAAGCTGACCTATGAGATCGCTTCTCGAGAAGAGAACAATGCGCTGGTTATCTATCACTCTATCGATGACACAGCTGAGCAGATCATCCCTCGTTTTGTTGCTGTTGCAGAGGGTAGTAGGAAGTTGACGTTAAATCAGGTCAATGACCCTAACTACCACGTGAACAACATCGTTGACGAGATTGGGCAGAAGCAGTTACTAGAGCGACGTGAGACTGGTTACTCTGTTATCCGTGATCTCATGCGTCGTGGACGCCTCATCATCAAGGACGCTAACAACGGCAACTCTCTATCCTATGCTGATAGGGTCATTCGGTACTACAAGAAGAAGTACCCAGATCGTAACATCGTCTACGTGCTAGACAACTTCCATAAGTCTAGTGACCAGCAGAATGCTGCTAAGCAGGACGAAAGAGTCCAGTTCAAGAACATGTCTAAGAAGATCAAGAACGTGGCAACTAAGAACCACTGTCTGATCATGGCAACAGTAGAGTACCGGAAGATTAAGAAGGGCGAACGTGCTGGTAATGAGGACATCGCCGAGTCTGGACAGATTGAGTACGATGCTAACTTCGTCGGTCACTTGTACAACGAGGTTCATGAGCAGGGAGAAGACGCAGGCGTTACTCACATTGAGATGCGTGATGGCGTGCCTATCCCTCTACCAATCATTGAGATCAATGTAGGTAAGAACAAGATTACTGCGTTCAAGAACCGTCTGTACTTCAACTTCTGGCCAGAGAGCTCTGACTTCTGTTGGACTGATGGAGGTAAAATTCAGTCGGACAGGCAGGAGAAGCTCGAGGACCTCCGTGAGAAGTACGAAGAGATAGTAGAGAAGGAAGTACTGCCAAGAGGTCACGCCATCGGACGTGCAATGTACATCTTCAAGGAAAGATTCAACGTAGATCCACCATGGGAGTGGAGAGCTAAATTCGACGAGAAAAAGTAATGAAATACCTACTTATTTCGCTGGAAATGGAACAAGACCGGAGGGAGCTCGAAGAACTCGGGCTCTCTCCTCTTGAGATTGAAGGCTATTTTGAGTGTTTTGCTGAGAATTACTTCCCTGAGCTAAACTCACTAAATATACTCAAATTGGACTAGGGATAGAAATGCAATACGAATATGAGTGTCAAAAGTGTGGCCAAAAGCAGGTAAAGATTGTTAAACTAGACGAAGAAACGACACAGGAGCCATGTGAGAAGTGTGGAGCTAAGCCAGGGAAGCTCAAGAGAGTTTTTCTGACACCGCATCCAACACATGGAACCTGGGGAAGGTGGCACACATGAAGTCGATGGTACTTAGTATTCTGCTTGGAGTAGCTCTAGCTGTCTGTCTTGGTCTACTGGTCAAGATTGCACAGGTGAATGGTGCGCTTGAGACAAGCAACGAGGCTCTTACAGAGAGCTATATGGAAGCTGATCTCTTGCTTGGGAGAGCACAAACTCGATTGGGGAAGATTGAGATTGAGAACACAGGGCTACGTGACGATATCAAAGAGGAGATCGATGATCGTCGTGCTGTCGTTACCATGTACGGAAAACTGAAGGCTAGGTACAATTCTTTGTACAAGGAAAAGACTAAGGTAGACATTGTTTACTATGAAGGGGAGACCATTGAGCTTGGCCTGGAGTGTTCTGACTTTGTTCCAGGCCGGCTGTACGAAGCTATAACTAAGAAAGTGCTGAGTCCAGTCGCCAAATTTGAGGGAGGAATAGCGAATCACGAGATCATAATCAAGTGTAGCTATCTGCCTCGATATGGTGACCGTGTCCTACCATTGACTATTACCTATGAACTGTCACTTACACTAGCAGGAGAGATAGTTGAGTCCCGTTTGCCAGACGGCGGCATCAACCACTACGCCCAGATCTGGGCCGTTGACAGGGAAGGTAAGAAGGTGAAGCAACTCGAGTTCGAGGAGCTTACCTTTATTGTCAGAGATGAGACGACGCCACGCTTCTGGTGGTGGGCTCCTCATATCGATATCGGACTTCTAGCTGGTGCACACACTACCGCTGAGTTCAGCATGGGTGGGTCAGCTGGGATGTCCTTCATGGGCTATGGTCATACCAAGAATGACCTCTCTTGGAGGTATCCGCGCCTGTCCTTTGATTACGTAGAGGAACCTGCAATAGGTATCACTCCTGTGTTGTACAATTTAGGCGAGAACCTGCCTCTAATCAGTGATCTCTGGGTAGGTCCTCATGTCACATGGGGATTCAAGGACGAGGCCTTTATTGGTATCCTAGTTGGGTCGGTGCTCTAATGATAAGTAGCCTTGTTCTCGTTATTTCCCTCTTTTCTACAGCTGTCCTTTTTATGCTTGCAGGAATATTTGCCCATAGGGCAATAGTTAAGCCAATACTCTATCGTGACCCAGTTATTGTTCCTCCTCAGCCAGTCAATGTAGAGGTAGATATGGCTCCGTTTGTACGTGAGGTACAGCGTATTCCTAGCAAGGTACTCCAGTCTGTACAGGGGTCAGTGAACGCGAACAAGGGAGTCCTTGGTGAGCTCGTTAGTGTGCTCAAGTTGAGGGCAGAGTATGATCGGATCATCCCGATAGGGAATATCGCTGACTTTATCTGTATCAAACTACCTACTGAGTCTCGTGAGGGAACGATTGACTTCGTTGAGGTCAAGAGTGGTGGAAGAAAACGCCTGACTGCAGAGCAGAAAGCCCTTCAGAAGCTGGTCGAGGAGAAGAAAGTCCAGTTTGTAAAGGTAGAAGTAGAGACTACCATTGCAAGTAACAAGTAGACAACTCCGCGCATTCGCTGAGTGCCCTGCATATTACCGCTTTAGTGTTGATACACTGAGAAGCTCTGCTCCTGTCCGACAATGGATAGTTGAAGATATCGTTAAGAAATGCTGCTTACAAGCCGTTGAGACAGGCTGGAAGGCCGATTGGCGTCGAGTAGTAGGTTGGGTAGACAAGAAAGTGTTCGCGGGCATTGAGGTGGACCAGGAGGAGAGATTTAAGGAGGCTAGGCTTCTTGCTGAACATGTCCTGAAGTCTCTCCAGCGTTGGTATAAATCCTACTACCTGGATATGGCTGATGATGCCTATGTCGACCTGGATATATCGTATGAGCTTCAAGGACAGTACGTCATAAAGGGATGGATCCCTGTTGTTCACCTAACAAACCCTGTGTCTATTAGTATAGTGAGAGCTATCGACGAGACAGAAAGAAAGATGTACAATAACCTAGAGATACGGACGTTAGCTTGGTTACTAGATAGTCATCTACACTGTCACCAGGTTGCTGTGAATGCTCTATGTATTGGATCAAGTGGAGGATTTGAGCTAAAGCGCTTTACGGTAACTCGTGAGGGTATTAAGCGGACAGAGACAGTGATCAGACAGCTAGTTAAGTCTATTGAAGCTGGTATTGCTTACCCGTCTCGGACTGAGAAGTGCCAAAAATGTCCCTATTTTAGGAGGTGTATACTCTAATGCTAAAAATCAAGGATCAAAAAGGAAAGCTAGTTGGTGTCCTCAAAGACGATGACACTGAGCCCCTAATGGTGGTAAAGTCAGAATGCACTTGCACCAAAGATGAGTGTAAATGCGAAGAAGAGGAAGAAGGAGAAGAAGAAGATGCAGACGTGGACTGATTACGAACGTCAACGACAGATGCTCGAGAGGCATGAAGAGAAGAAGGACCTGGAGTGTATTACCTGCAAGGAATGTGGGAGCCAGTTCTTCGAAGAGGTACTGGCCAACAGGTATCCACTTAACCATCAGCCTCTGATTGTAGGACAGTCTGTTCCTCCAAAGTCGGGCCTAGTTCCCTATGTTCTGTTGCGTTGTGTTAGATGCAGTGGGATGATTGAGCCTCGTATCCTTCATAACCCGCGTGACCTTGGTGCAAAGGACTACACTAAGTTCATTGATACCATGAAGGGTAAGGACGATACCAGGAAGGGAGAGGATGAGGTTCAAAACGAGAAACTCTAACATCTTTCCTCTACCTGGGAACCCTCACATGATGCACCTGGGGACCATCGAGTATGGTCTCCGGGAGTTCGTAGTGATGCTCTGTCGAGCAGGGTCCTGCCAGGGAAAGGTGTACATAGAGGAAGTAGTATTGAACTCAGTAGATTGGCGCAATGATGTCTATGCCCACTGTAAGTTCATCAAGGACGATCATCTAGCCAATGACCTAGCCCGTTTTGCAGAGGATCAGAAGATTACTGACCTGGAGAGGGTGACAGGGATAATGGCAGAAACGGGGAAAGTATGGATACCAGCTCGTTAAAGAATCTGATCAAGAAAGCAAGTGAGCTTCTCTCGGCAGTTGAAGAGCTAGATAAAAAGGAAGACATAACAGCCACTAGATTCATGGACATTGCTGCTGAGCTTGAAGGGACAGAAAATCCTGACAAGGAGACGGTAGAGAAGCTGCGAACAGAGATAAGAGGTTCGGTTGCTAGTCTAGCTCGAGATCTTATGGAGTACGAGCTCGACGAGTATGATCGACCTCGCGGTTCTATTGTTCCAGCCCCCTGGGGTATGGTTATCTCTGGGGCTAATCAGTTAGAGACGACTGGGATCCAGCTCGATACATCAGGGCAGTTCTTGCGAAACCCAGTTGACTACTTTACAACTACATAATGAATATTGCAGAGAAGAGGGTAAGGCATTGGATAAGCTTGCACAAGGCTATCAAGGGTCTTAGGTACGAAAGAACTCTTGCTGAGTGCAGAATGACTAGCGTAGCAGCTGACCCAGTAGAGGAGGTCATTGAGAAGCTCTCAGGTGAGCTCGCCAAGTCCATAACTGATTACATAGATGAGACAGTAGGAGGAACAGATGAAGACCTCGAGATTTAGGCATTCTTATCGAGAGAATGCTTCGGCACTTCACCGTAGAGTGGGGGATGCTTTGAGAAACTCCGAGATCTTTAAGAACTGGCAAATTTACCAGGAGTACCCGGTCTGTAGGGTAGCGAACGACTACCCCTTTGGTAGCCAGCACTTTGATTGGGTCATCCCAGGCCTCAAGATAGTTATAGAGTGTCATGGCAAGCAACATTACGAACCTGTTGCCTTTGGTGGAGATCATGAGGTCGCCGACCAGGCATTCAGAGACGGACAGATTAGAGATAGACAAAAGAAAGCATCAGCACTAGCTGCAGGATTCACATACGTAGAGATTCCCTATACAGATGAGAATCTGATAGATGAGCAGTATATCTATGATATGATCATAAAAGCTGGTGGCATCTGCCTTGTTGAGGAAGATGTACAGAAAGATGAACACTATGGGAAACAACAGGAGATCAAGAGCGAGCTTCTACGGAGGGCTAAGAAGAGACGTCAAGAACATCTCGAGTCGGAGAAGCATAGAGAGGAGCTCGATAAGGCGCGTGAATATCGTCGCCATAGATACAGAGAGCTTAAGGAACGAAAGGAAAGAGATGACGGACGTTAATACTGCTGATGCGGAGGTTCTTCCTTGCGATATGCAGCCAGTTGATATTTCAGGTAGCCTGCCAAGGCACACAAAAAAGAAGTATGCTACGCGCAGTGTCTCTGACATCAAGCGCATCGTTGTACATACTACCGACTGGGATTGTACCGCAGAAGAACTAGCTGCTTACGACATTGGTCCTAATCATATCTCTAGCACTGGTTGCCCAGCTATCACCTACCATGGTCTCATCATGCCTAATAGCGAGTGGCACAAAACCCTTCCCTATGAGGAAGTGGCCTGGCATGTTGGCCCTTGGAACACGGGTTCAGTTGGACTAGCCTTAGTTTTCCGAGTCAGTGATGGCTTTGGAGCTGACTACTATGCTCCTAAGGAAAAGCAGATCAAGAGTCTCATGCGAGCATGTGGTTCTCTCTGTCTGAAGCTAGGTGTTGAACCCACAAACATAGTGGGACACAGAGAGCTCAAGCATACTGGTTGGTTCTGGTTCAAGGGGAGCAGGAAGCTAAGGAAGACTTGTCCAGGTCTGCGGGTAGATATGGACGAAGTCAGGTCAAGAGTCATCAAGTATGTACAGCTCTGTCTGCTCATGCATAGATACTACAATAATTCTATCGACGGTCTTTGGGGACCCATATCTAAAGCTGCTTTCCAGAGCTATCTAGCAGAAAGGGAATAGAATTGCATGAGATTTCATAAAGTAGTCTGGTCTCCTGTAGAGACTGACTTCCTAAAAGCTAATCGAACCACGATGTCCATTAACCAGCTCTCTCTGGCACTTGCTAAGTCCAGGGCCGCTGTGAACAGGAAGTGCGACGAGCTCGACGGTAAAAAGGTCACCAAGAAGATGGGCAGAAGGTCTGTCATTGGTAAGAGAGCTGATCTCAAGCAGTTCTTCCGCTCTAACTGGGAAGCTAACGTAGCTCGTTGGTTCAACTTTAAGGGAATGCAATGGCAGTATGAGCCGCAGGTATTCTCGTTCCTCGAGCACGGGATCAAGAGAGGTACAGTGAGCTACTGTCCAGACTTCAAGGTAGGGGCATTATGGGTGGAAGTGAAGGGAATGTTGGATGCCAAGGGGATGACAGCCATCAGGCGCTTTAAGAAGTTCTATCCTCTGGAGTTCGCTAGGATGAGAGCTATCGTTGGTCGGCCTGGTACCAAAGCTGACAAGTTCTTCGAAAGTCTAGGCGTGCCGCGCATGGCCTATATCAATCAGCTCGATAAGATACACAAAACCACTCTTCCCCACTGGGAATAGCATGGACATCTTCACAGAGTATAGGAGCGACTATGAGGATCTGGTTGAAGCAGCCTGGCGAGCCTATACAGCTCGACCTATTCCCTCCACCAAGGGGCACATTAGGGCCATTGGACGCTGTATTAGCGCAGATCTATATGGACAGTTGGAAGAAGAAGATTTTCGCCAACAGCTCGCGATGCTTTGGACCGATTACTACGCCCAGTATGTGCAAAACAAGCCAAACTCTCGCCTTCGATCCTATCTACTCCGACGATCAGTGTGGGGACTCAGAGACTGGCTACAAGGTATCGGACACGAAACTGATGAAATAGGTCGCTATGACCCTGCTACATCTTCATGGGATTTCTCTTGGATAACGACTACGGATCTCCCTCTGACTAAGTGGGAGAAGTACCTAATCTACTTGAAATATGGACAAGAAAAGTCTATAAATGAGATAGCAGAGATATTGCAGAAGGATAGAAAGACTATCAGAACTCGCCTCGAAGAGATCTTCGGGCAACTAAGGAGCCATTATGGTAATGCATAAAAGAGATCAGTCTGATCATGTGAGAGAGATGTTGAGTGAGCAGGGAAAGAGTGGTGGAAGTAAGACCGAGCGTGTCTACCCACCTGGCATCGAGGACCTGCATAAGCGATCCATCGATGAGGTGGCGCAGACACTCGCTCATGTGCTACGAAGTAAGCCTCTAATTACAGAGATGCATTATGTAGCAGGCCAGTATATTGAGCTGACCTTTACACCTCCTCTGTAACAGACTCGTCTTCCTTCTCAGGACTGGTAGGAGGTTCTGGATTCAGGACCTTCCCTACCTCTTCCCTCATCTCTTCCTCGGTAACGATGCCCTTCTCAAGGGCGAGGTTCATTAGCGCTTGGAGATGAGTAGAGATCTGCTCTAGTCCCATTGCGTGGCGATGGATGTTCTGGACGGTAACACCGACATCATGAACAAGCACATCGATCAATGCACTCAGTGCCTGAAGGGTCTGAGAGCTAGCCCCTAGTCCCTGTCCCAGGAACCTGGTAACATTCTCAGCCTTTGCATCGTCAAGGACCTCGCGGCTGCTGCTCAGTCCCTCGAGCTTCTTGAGAAGTAGTTCGAGGCCTTCCTTGCGCTGCTTGTCCATGAGATCAACCATGAACTCTGCACTCTTCTCGGACCGCTTCTCTAGCTGATCCTCTAGGTTCTCTACGACTGGAGCTGCTGGCTCAGTTGTATTGTCCTCTGTTCTCGAGGTCGGTAGATCGATTACGTTGTCATCCATTTTAGATGTTCTCCTTATCAATTAGTCTCTTGAGGGATCGTACATCATCCCAGGTTTGTTGCTTGTACTTCTTCATCTGTTTGGGGTTAGATGAAGAGTGGAGTATAGCAGCTGGGTGTAGCATTGGGAACACCAAAGCCTTGAACTCCCTAAAGATTTTACCTCTTACGTCACCGATCCTAGGGACCATGTCAGGGCCCAGGATGGCCTCTGATGCTACCTTGCCCAGGGTGACGATGATTTTGGGCTTCACAAGCGAAATCTGAGCGTCTAGGAACGGTCTACAGTTGCGCCTCTGTGCCACGTGAGGTGTGTGGTTTTCCTTCCCTGAATCCTTCTTGGCTACCGGTCTACATAAGACCACGTTGGTGAGGTACCAGTCACTGGTCTTCATGCCAACAGCATTCCAGATTTCATCTAGAAGCTTACCGGCAGGGCCAGTGAAGGGTTGACGTGTAGAGTCTTCCTCTTTTCCAGGGGCCTCACCTACGATCATCTTGATCGCAGAGTCAGGTCCTCTGGCCACACAACAGCCATTGATCTCGGGCTGGAATCCCAGCTCACAAAGCCTGCATCCCCTACTTGTTAGGGACAGGCGCAAACTCTCTGTACTGACGAATTCTACTTCGTCCTTGTTTTCGATGGGTCTCATTACTAGCCTTTCATTTTCTGATCCAGATAGTTTGGTTGGGGAACAACTATCTCCTCTTGAATCAGCTCACAGATGTATCCTCTAGGGATTAGGTCTCTTCTGGTCCACGCTTCTCCCTTACTGTTGATAAGGATAGGTAACCATTCTTTAGCGTATCCGTCGTAGAACATGGGCGTCTCGTCATCGAGACCGACATCCCCGTGCTCTGGGAATTTAGGAAGCATCTGCTAACCTTTCATCTTCTCGTCTAGATAATCCTTCTTGAGCTTGGTTTCTAGCTGAGCAAGATTTTCCTTATATTTACTCTGAAGAGTAGTGGCCTCTTCTTTAGTGAGTCCAAGGTTCTGCCATCCCTCATCATACATCCAGAAGGTTGCAGTTTCTGTGTCGAACCTCACCTCTCCCTTTGAAGCAATGATAGGAAAATCTCTTGGCATTGTGTACCTTCCTATACTATCAAAAGCCATTTAGACATTGAATACTGAGGCAAAGAGCTCAGCTACTGCGCTGCGCTCACACTTGAGAAGCTCTAGAGAAGCCACTAGTTGACTCTCTTGTACGTTGCGATCATTGATGAACCTGTAGATACCCGTCTTCTCTTTAGGTATCTTCTCGTCTCTTTGTCCGAGGTCTCCCATGATCACTATCTTTGACCCCTCTCCTACTCTAGTCCCCAGGGCAACGAACTCCTGGAAGTCTAGCACCTGACACTCGTCAGCTATGATCCAGGTGTTAGCCCAGCTAGCTCCCCTGATCAGCTGGAGAGGAACGAACTCCATGTTGTACGCATCAGTTGCTATGCCTATCTTACGTTCATCATCACCCAAGAGGTGAGAGATGTTGCACATGTAGTTCTCTAGGTATGGACCGAACTTCTCGTCGACATCACCAGGGAGAGCTCCTAGACCATGCTTCCCTACCCAGGACATTGGGCGGGTCAGGATGATCTTCTTGAAGGTGTTCTGTTTCTCTTCTATCTTGTGCAGTGCTGCTGCAAGGGTGAGCAAGGTCTTTCCTGTCCCTGCCTTTCCCGTTAGTACTACGACCTTGATACGATCATCTATGAGGGCATCGAAGGCCATCTTTTGCTCTTTGTTGCGTGGAGAGACTCCACTAACCGCGAAGCTATCTGGAAAGCGTAGCAGAGCCAGCTTATCTCCTACCACCCTGGTGAGAGCTGACTGCTGTCCGCCTGACTTGACTACTATGTATTCGTTCTGGAAGAACTTGTAGTTCTTGTTGAAATTGACGCTAATGGACTTCTCACTGTAGAGCTCGCTGATAATTTCTGGTCTAACCTCTATTACTCTGACTCCAGTGTAAGATTGTGCCACTTACTCATCCTCCTGCACCATTAGTCTCATTCGTACGAGACCGGGGTGCTTTCGCTCCTCTTCTTCCATCCTTTTTATCTTCTCTTCGAATGCAATGAGTGATTGGTCTGCCGCGCCTATCAGGGCTAGTGTGTCTCCAACTATATCTACGATGTAGAGTTCAGAGAGTAGTACTTCTCTGTTTGTTACTGAGTGAATTATGATTGAATATGGGCCATTAGGCATTCCCCCATCTAAGTATTCTTTTCTCGAAAAGGAGATTTCAACTACTCTTTTGCCCTTAGCCCAGTCAAACTGAGGCACTGCTTCTCGAAGAGAGAAGCCTGTTATGTCCCTCGGTCTTCCGTAACCACAGAGAACTAGATCATCGAATGAATAGTGTTTTGAATTGTTTCCAGGTTCGAGAGAATCGACTGGTGCCATTGGTGTTGCCTCGTGTGGATATCTACTTCTGACAACATCCATGCTGCCGCTTTGGTAAACCATTGGTCTTCGTACTTGTTGTCGAGGTAGATTACTTCTTTGATTCCTGCCTGTATGATAGCCTTGGCACAGCTGTCACATGGGTACAGTGTAGCATATAACTTTGCGCCAGTAAGGTCTGCCTTGGAATTACCTATTGCGTTCCTCTCGGCATGCTCTATGTACGGGTACTTGGTGTTTAGCTGGTCATCTGAGCCCTTTGCCCAATCTCTGTTCCAGGGGATACGAGAAGGAGAGATACCCTTTGGGGTCCCGTTGTACCCTATACCTAGAGGCCTGTTGTCTGGCCCTACTACATAGGTTCCAACACATGTATTAGGATCAGGACTACGTCTTGCCATAACCATAGCTATGAGCATGTTGGTGTCGTCCCAGGTTGTTCTGTCTGTTCTCATTAGATGTCCACTACTATCGGAGCATTGTCCGGTTGGTACTGTTCTGTACAGATAGAGGCATTCACGAACTTAGTCCTCCATCACCGCTTGCATGCGGTCAAGGCTTTGATCAATGGTTGCTTTTCTAAAGCCATGGGCAGGGAAGCCAATGATTGCTTTTCGCTGGGTAGCACAGAGGCCACAGGCCTCACAGGTAGGTCTCTTCTTGTCATTGCGTGCAGCAGGACAGACTAGGACTTTGCGGCCACCAGGTGTACGTAGAGTCGTGCTAGTTGTCGTGCTTGGTACCGTTGTAGTAACCGGTCCGATGTTGAGCTCAGCCAATCGATCAGCTTCTCCCAAAGAATCGGCAGAAAGATTGACAGTAAAGCCTCGAGCGTTAGCTTTGCTAATGGCATCTTTGTTCCACTCCGAAGTAAGTCCAGGTTCGAGAACCTGATAGTGGGTATACGTGAACCCTCTCTTCTTCTCGTTAGCGGAGCATAGCTGGTTTAGCGCTTGCTTGTCAATCCTTAGTGATCGGCTCTTTCCTTTTAGATCCCCGGCCTGGTTATGTCTCCATAGCTGACCATCAGGAAGCTCCCTGATTTTAGCTATGAATGTAGCCCAGTCCTCTCCTCTGTTTTCCTTGCTTACTTCGTCCCAGTGGTAGCGCAGAGGTCCACCATCAGCATAGCAGCCACTATCCTTTAGTGGGCAACGCTTGGGACAGGTGTCTCGAGGGCTGGTAGTGACAGGGATAGGGCCTGTCTTACTGTTTGTGCTCTTCTTCGTTATGTGGTACTTCATCTTCTTCTTTCCATTCTACGAAGCCGAAGCTGTGTAGAGGTTCACCGGGAGTGACCAACCAGTAGGCTTGCCTAGCTGGAGTATCCTTAGCTAACCTGTCGGACAGGTCATTGGGACCCACTAGGGATCCGTTGGACACTATGATCTTCCCGTTCCAGTCGCCCACCTTCCATTCATGGAAGTGCCCATGAACCATGAAGTCACACTCCCAGTTGAACATCCAGCCTGCAATCTTTACTTGCATTGCTGGTGTCCCTGAGTGCTTCACGCCCTCATGATAGGCAAGGCCTTTCTTGTCCTTGACCGTAAAGGTCCTGAACGGATTGAAGTCACATTCTAGGGACAGGTCAGAGTCCTTGTAATGCCTCATCAACAAGCGGATGCTGTGGTAGACAACATTGTCCCAGTTGGTCTTCTCTGATACTGTCTTCCCTGCGCGACCATGATTACCTGGGACGCAGATCACCCTCACCGGGACCTTGAATAGCTTACGGAGAAGGACCAGTAGTTCCCACAGAGCTTCAGCACATGCCATCACCTGGTCGATAGTAGAACATAGTACATGGGAAGCCTGAGTAGGATAGATGTCCTCTCCCTCTACTGTGTCTCCTACTATCGCTAGAGCGATCTCATCGATCTTGTGGCCCCTCATTCTTTGGTGGATTTCAGGAGCCATAGAGAGTAGGCGCTCTCTTGCCTTCTCTAGGTTATACCACTTAGTCTGTTGTCCAAAGTGGAGGTCAGATAATAGTATGCACAGGGTACTGTCCTTGCCTTCTACTGGAGCTCTTGCAGGAGGGAAGTCTAGCTTCTTTGAGGTCTCAATCATTCCCTCGAGCCAGGCCTTGGTCCTCATAGTGAGGAGCGACTTCATCTTGGAAGTAACTGCTGGGATATAGAGATGACTCTCTTCTCCTAGCAAGGCGGCTAGGCGAGAGTTGACTTCATCGTCATCATCGTGCTCAATCTCTTCTGGATCAAAGGCGTCCCGCAGTACCTTGATCTTCTTCTGCACAGAGTCGTAGCTACGGTGACCAGATCCATACTCCTCCTCGTACAGCATATAGATTTCTTTGGTATTGAATGTTAGGTGCTGTCTCAAAAAGTCCAGCTGTTCATCATTCCAAATCATTGGAGGCTCCTAGGTGTTCTGGTTTATCATCTGTTTGAATGCGAGGAGAAGTCCACCACCAATTAGCAGTAGAGGCCATAGTTCTACTAGTACCCACAGCAGTCCACCACCTATTGCTATACCGATTCCCATTGGGACGAGCATGTTATTCGTGTTCATTGTCCAACTTTGCTAGCTCTCGCATAAATGCTCCCTTGTAGTTTCCTATCTTCACTACAACTGGGCATCTTGCTTGCATCCCACTCTCTGTCTGGAATGCTACTCGCACCTCGTGCAGAGTTCCTTTGTACTTTTCTATCAGGGCCAAGAAGTCTTTGACTCTTGTTGCCTTGACTGTTGTCTCTATCCTCTCTGGTATATCTCTGGTGATCTCTGCTTTCAGCGGAACTATTCTGCTGATCATTATCTTAGTGATTCTACCGTCATCTGCCTCTGTTACATCTACTCTCCCATTGATCTCCATTGGTCTTGGGTCATCTAGTAGGTGACCACACTTATCATAAACATTGGGGAAACAAATGGAATCGATGCTCCCTGTCATATCTTCTAGCGTAGGGAACGACATTTGTTTCTTCTTCTTTGCTGTTGTAATCTCACTGTGCTTGGTAATAACCACCGCTAACGAAACTTTCGTCCCAGTGTTCATTTGCTTGACGTCTTCAATAGCATTGAACTTCTGGCCAAACGCTCCTGTCATCACTCCATCCAACGGGTGGGACGAGACGTAGAAGCCGAGGAGGTCATGCTCATCCGCTTGAATGATTTCTTTGGGAGACTCGTCGAGCTCGGATAGCTCTGGCCATGCTGGTGGGACTGGTCTCACAGGAGGCTTGAGAGTACGGAGCTTCTTCCCTTTCTCAGAGAGCTTCCCATCTTCAATGTCTTTCTCTCGTTGCTCACATGCTGCCAGCTTCTTTGCATATGTGTTCAGCTTACTCGAGTAGGCCTTCTGTTGCTTCTTGTGCTCCCAGATGAGAGGGATGGAAGCAAGCAGAGCTGCACGAGTCACACCGAAGCTGTCAAAGGCTCCAGCCTTGATGAGGGAGTCTACCTTCTTGCTGTTGACAGCACTGGTGTCTACTCTCTCACAGAAGTTACGGATGTCTGTGAAGAGGCCACCCTCTGTCCTCTCCTTGATGATATCAAGGGAGCCAGCCCCCAGGTTCTTGATAGGACCTAGCCCGAACCTGACTAGCTCTGGCCCGTCAACGTGGAACGTGGCCCTGCTGTTATTGATGTCAGGTGGGAGGACCTTGATGCCTAGTCTCTTGCACTCGGCCAGGTACTTGATCATCTGATCTTTGTCACCTGCATCAGAGATCATAGCTGCGCACATGTACTCTGTTGGGTAGTATGTCTTTAGCCAGGCAGTCTGGTAGGTGATCATGGCATAGGCAGCAGCGTGTGATTTATTGAAACCATAGCTGGCGAAGCTAACCATGTCCTCCCATAGAGTGTTGCCCTCTGCTTTGGGAAGACCATTCTTGACCCAGCCCTCTTTGAACTTAGGCTCATGCTTGGCCATCTTCTCTGGGATCTTCTTTCCAATAGCCTTGCGCAGATCATCAGCTTCAGCTCCTGTGTATCCACAGAGGTTCTTAGCGATGTGCATGCAGTTGTGAACTATATGTCCTGACACATTGAACTGGTGTGAATGCTTGGTAGTAATGTCATATACTCTTCTTGTTCCAGCGTGCTGGATATTTTTTACATAGGTATAAAATGGAGATTCTTCTATTTGTAACTGTGTCAGTATCAGACTAGGGATAGAGCTTTTCCTGATCCAGGGAAGCTTGCTGTTATATTTGTCATAACTGTAGTTTTGCCTGAAACAAGCATCTTTAATTGACTCTGTTTGTTTTCTTCTTCGGTCTATAAAAGAGTTGATACGTTTGCGCGGATAGACTTGTGATTCATCTTCTCTGCCCTCATAAGGTAAACTCTTGAAACCATATTCTGTCCAACGGAGTTGTTCAAGGTTACTGAAGTATATACGATTAGTTCGAGTAACATGACTGATCCCTAGTTGGTTCATGGCCCAACTAATATCATTGATTAATTGGGGAGAAGTGCTGGTTATATGCCATGGTTTTCCTGGGAGAACAGAGCCATCAGTATCTATCAATCCTCGTATACAAGCCGCCAGTAACGATTTACTTTGTCTTACAAAAGAAGGAATTCGTTTCTCTTGTGCTGTTTTTCCTAACAATCTATACTCGTTTAGTTTCTCCATTACTGGGGACCGGAATTCTCCTTTTTTAACTGATGGTCCCCTTCCTCCCTTTCTTTTAACACTTATATACCAGCATCTTTCGTGAAAATATTTTACTACTTCTCCCCATGGTTTGAAAACCTTAGCTAGATAATCAGCAAATTCTTGTGTCCCTGTAGCTATTGTACAGCTTTTGGTGACACACCCATCTCCGAGAAGAACTCCTACTCGGTAAGATTCTCCTATCAGGTCTGTCTGGTCCGCCTCAAATGCAAGGGAAGTATTGCACATATGGTTTATACTCACCTTGCGAATAAGCTGTGATTCTTTTAGGGAAGAAGCCTCTATGAATTCATCTGAATTAGTTAGAGGATTATAGGCTAGCACCTTATGGTCTGGTGTACACGAGAAGACTCCAGCAGAAGTTTCTATCTCTAAACATTCTTTCATTCCAGTATAGGCTGTGTCAGTTACTTCGTCATAATATCCACATACCTGTACCTTGTCCCCTGTTTTAATGTCTTCTATCGAGACGGGACCTTTGTCAGTCCAGATGGGGGAGCCTTCGGGACAACATTGTTCTTGGTAGATTAGCCAGCCATTGGTTGGGGAAAGGATAGATTCGAGTTCTGGAACCAGATACTCTGCTAGCCGATTGCCTGCGCGTACCTCTAAGTATGTATCCTTGTAGGCTGAGGTCATCGGACCTGGCCGGTAGATTGCCACTAGAGCCGTGAGATCATCAAGGCATGTTGGGCGAATCTGTACCAATAGGTCCTGCATACCTCCGCTAGCTTCCAGCTGGAAGATGCCTACCTGGTCTCCGCTACGCAGCTTCTCATAGACCTCGTCATCTTTGATGTCTATGTCTCTGATGCATATTCTCACATCATGCTGTTCGCGAACTAGATCTACGCAATCATGAATCTTCGTCAGAGCATCCAGCCCCAGAAAGTCGAACTTGATCAGACCCACTTCCTCGATGTTGTTCATCTCCCATTGGGTCGTTCTTTCTCCGCCTTTTCCGAGAAACAGGGGGACGCTGCTCGTCATGTCCGTATTGCTGATTACCACACCGGAGGCGTGGACACCCACATTGCTTATATGATCCTCCACCTTTTCTGCCCATCGAAGGACCTCCCCTTGTGTTGAATTTGTACGACGGTAAGCATTGAGCTCTGGGACTCTCTTGATGCTATCGGACAGAGGTACACCCTTCCCGTGGACAGGAGCAAGACAGAGCTTGGCTAGCTGATCACCTACTGCATAGGGATGACCGAGGATCTTAGCGATGCTTCTGACAGAGGCCTTGGCTCTCTTCATGTTGAAGGTACCAATGTGAGCTACTCTGTCGACCCCGTACTTCTCTATGACGTACTGGATTACCTTCTCGCGTGGTCCCTTCTCAAAGTCCACATCGATGTCAGGCATAGAGATACGAGATGGATTGAGGAACCTCTCGAACAGAAGCCCCCACCTGATTGGGTCCATGTCTGTGATGGTGAGGCAGTAGGAGACAAGACTCCCAGCTGCACTACCGCGACCAGGACCAACATAGATGTCGTTGTCTCTTGCCCATTGGATGAAGTCTTGAACGATGAGGAAGTATCCAGCGAAGCCCATCTTGATGATGGTCTTCATCTCAAACTCCAGGCGACTTGTATATTCAGGATTGTCATTGAAGCCTCGGTCATAAAGGCCTCTCTCACATCGGTAGGCAAAGTAATCGTTAAGCTGGCTCATCAGGTTGATCGAGTATACTACACTTGTCTTTCTGCCACAGCAGGAAAGCTTCGTAGTCGTTAGTGTCTTCCACCTTAAATTCTGGTGTCTCGTAACTGCCTAGCTTGAGCTCGACGTTACAACTATCAGCAATCTTTCCAGTGTTCTCGAAGGCTTCCTCTGCCCCCATCTCGACTGCTGATCTGTATAGACTATCTGGTGTCCTCATCGATAGATCTGATCTCTCATAGTTGCCGCGCATATTCATCTCTTTAAGCTCAGCTAACGTCATCCCCATCTGCTGTGCCATGATGAGATCATGTGTTGCCTTGTCTTCTTCTGTGAGGTAATGACAGTCAGAGGTGATGACTAGTGGAGCCTGTATTCTCTTCGCTAGCTTGATAGCCCACTGGTTGAATGAACGCTGTTGCTCGATGTCATGGTCTTGGATCTCAATGTAAAAGTTCTGGCCAAACGCTTCTATCATCCGGCCGCCCCATACCTCTGCTCCCTTGAGTGGGTCAGAGAAGATGCCTTGGTCGTTGAACTCTCCACCCTTGCCCAGGATTCCTCCTAAGCAGGCGGACATTGCTACCAGGCCTTCGGATCTAGCTTTCAGGTGCTCCCAAAAGATTCTAGGCTTGTAATAGAAGTTGTTGAACTGTGCGTTGTTGCTCAGCCATATCAGGTTCTTGAGCCCTGTCTCGTTCTGTACTAGGAGGACCAGGTGTCGATTGTCCCTGGTCATCTCCTCTTTAGTAAGGAAGTCTGGATCGTCGGTGACATAGGCTTCGCAGCCAAGGATAGGCTTGATGCCCTCCTTCTTGCAGGCCTTGTAGAACTCGATGATTCCGTGCAGCACACCATGGTCGGTGATGGCACAGTATCTCATCCCAAGTTTCTTGGCTTGCTTAGCTACGTCTTCTACCTTACTGACTCCGTCTAGTATACTGTACTCAGTATGCAGATGGAGGTGGCAGAAGTTACTCTCTGGTGGCTTCGTCGATGGCACTAATTAGGTCTCCCCACTTCTCACAGCTGTTCGAAGCATCATCTTCTCGTAGCTTAACAGCTACCTCTGACAGTAGTCCGCTATACTCTCTGCGAATAGCCTCCGCAAAGTTAACGAGCATGTCAACTGATGGTGGAGCAACAGGGGAGAGCCCCGGCGCAATTCCAAACCAATCTGTTACCCATTGTTTTGATGATTTCATAGTGCAGCCTTAATTTTCTTTACTAACTCTGGAGTGTTACGGAGAGTCTCCACTGTGTTTGCCTCTCCCTGACCTAGCCTGTCTGTCCCATAAGAGTACCAGGCACCACTCTTCTCGATGATGTCCTTGGCTACTCCAATCTTGAGAAGATCTTTCATTACGTTGATCCCCTTACCGTACTCGATTTCAAACTCGGTCTCTTTGAATGGAGGAGACACCTTGTTCTTAACCACCTTGACCCGGGTTGCGTTGGCCACATATTCTTTCTCTCCACTGATCTCGTTTTTGTCGTTCCCTTTTACTCCGCCGATTCTCCTGATGTCTAGACGTTGGCTTGAGTAGAACTTGAGTGCGTTGCCACCAGTGGTGGTCTCAGGGCTGCCGAACATGACGCCGATCTTCATGCGGATCTGATTGATGAACATGATGCTAGTTTTTGTTTTATAGCAGACTCCGTGAAGCATTCTCATAGCTTGGGACATAAGCCTTGCTTGACGTCCCACATGTGTATCACCAATATCACCCTCGAGCTCTGCCCTAGGGGTAAGGGCAGCTACTGAGTCTACTACCATGAGGCTCAGTGCTCCACTCTTAGCAAGTTGGAGGACCACATTGAGAGCGTCTTCACCACAATCTGGCTGAGAAATTAATAGCTTGTTTGCATCTATTCCTAGAGCTTTCGCATAGCTGATGTCTAGTGCGTGCTCAACATCAACGAAGGCAGCTCGTTCACCTAGCTTCTGGATTTCTGCTGCTGCATGAAGGGCCAGCGTAGTCTTCCCGCTGGATTCCGGGCCAAACACTTCTATCACTCGGCCTCTTGCATAGCCATTGTGGTAGCTGCCACTAAGGGCCTTGTTGAGAGAAGGGCATCCTGAAGGAAAATAGAGCACGTCCTTAAGAGCCGGCCCCTCTGCCATCTGAATTATTCCCTTACCGAGTTCTTTATCTAGTACACTAAGTGCTAGTTCTAGGGCTGCTTCCTGAGGATCTATCTTCTCGGGTTTAGCTGCCTCATCTTTGTCTTTCTTCTTCTGTGCCATGATCTTCTCCGTGTTTCTGTTGGTATCTTCTGGCTACTTTCTCGCGAAACCAGATGACATCAATATCTACCACATCCAACAGATCCTCTAAAGACATTTCGAGATCACCCCACATGATTTTATGTTCGCTATCGAAGATGAAACTGGCAGCCGTTTTCCATAGATAGATATCACTAGGCAGATCAGAGCGCGACAGAAGAAGATAGTCTCGAACGGATTGCTCGACTACTTTTAGGATAAGGAATCTATATTCCTCTATGTTGGGGATGTAGGTGTTCAGTAGGAACGAGACGGTGCCGTGGGTGTGAACTTTATCGTACCTTTGCATTACCTTCTGGCGGTACTAGCTCACATCGGTCTGAGTCGCAATACTTGCTCTCGAACCCGTCTGTTTCATTTACCTTCTTTAGCTTCAATGGCTTCAACTTCTTAATAGCCCGCTCGTACTCCTCTTTTGTAATCGGCTGATAGGGAGCATGTTTGAATCCGTGACCCTCGAGAGGAAGGAAGCTGACTGCTTTCAGTCGTGTTTCATAGAGCGAAAGAGCTCTCTGTATTTGTTCTGCTTCTTCTGGTTTGAAGGTGACTGTGACTGATACCTGGTTGTCTGCCCAGTAGTACTGCATCTGTGCAACTAACTCTAGTTGCTCCCAAATTGTTAGGTCTGCTCTACTCTTGAAAAAATTATCCTCTTTTACAGGGAAGTAGATAATCACGGTGTTGACCCCTTCACCGTCACTGTCTTCTATTCTATATCCTGATCGCTGCAATGCTTCTACTAACTGTGAACCTCTATCCATGCGGATAGTTCTCCAGTAGTATTCTGCGTAAGGGAAGTGAATACCAGGGGTTGCTCCTGGTAACATACTGACTGTTCCTGATGGCTTGACGCTTGTTACCTTAATCGACCTAGGAACACAGAGCCAGCCGGAGTAGTCTTCGTCGAGGTCTTTGATGAAGTGGTACCCTTCGTCACACCACCTCAGGTGCTCCCTGATGCCCCTGAGAGTGATTGCCTGAGCAATTCCAGACTGGGAGGTCCCGATGCGTCTGTTGCGCAGCATGACGGCATTGGTACGGCCGTTGTGAGTCGGTAGTAAGGTGACTGTTTTTGCATAGAGATATGCAAACTTCAGTGTACGCTTATAGCTCTCTAGGTCTTCGTGTCTGGCGGGGAAGGTTTCGACTAGGCAACAGAGCTCGTAGGATTCGAGTGTCTGTTCGCTGCAGGGGTTGCAGCCTTCGGCCAAACGATCCTTCTTGTTCGGTGGATCACATAGCCGGCCATACCGACGTGCTGTGTCGAGCCAGAAGTATCCAGGCTCACCGTTCTTAGCTGTTCTCTTAGCTAGGCCACCATACTCCATACCTACTTCGGCATAGACACTGTTGTTACTAGTCCATCTCCATTTGTCGATGTACTCTTGATTCTTCTCGGGATCTTTGAGGTCGAGATAGTTTTCATCTTCTGGATCTCCCAGCATTATCTCTGCTGAACGACGGACGTTCCCTGAGACAACACATCTCCCTATAGCATTGAACAGATCTACGATTGCCTGACTACTGATATGGTCGTCGATGAGAGGGCTGAGAATATCTGGGATGTCTTTGGTGAGTTGCTCAAGTGGCGCAGGGCCACTGGCTGTTCCTCCGAAGCCATTGATAGAGGCTCCGTAGGGACGAACCCCGGAATAGTCAATTGTCTTGGGGATACTTCCTCTTCCGAAGTAAGCATCGATGTAGACTCTAGCGAGCTCGACCCATCCTTCTCTCGAGTCATCCACAACCATCGTACAATCACTATACCTGGGCTCCTTGATCTTTATCTTTCCTGCTCCCTTGGTATCTGAACCTACTCCTACTCCGAGCATGCTCATGTCCATGAGGAAACAGAACGGTTCTGAGTACTCTATGTTGATGTTCTTAGTAGAGACAAAGCTACAGTTTCCAGTAGGCATGCCTCCTTCTAACGTGAAACTGGATGAATCTGGCTCTGTTACACAGAAGACTTCTTTCTCTTCTAGCTCGTGAATTTCCTTCACTATGTATGTAATCGCTTTGCGAGATAAAGATAGTCTTCTGATAGGAGCTGATCTTATTCCGAGATTTGTTTCCATTACTGGACTGTAGTAGTCTCCCGTGACACAATAGCCTAGTAGTGGGGCTCTTTCGATGGCCCAGTCGATAGCCTCATGGTTTTGTGAGTCTAGTCCTACACTCCCTCCATTCTCTTTGGTATGACCATCAGCAGCTATCCAGCCGTCTAGAAACCCTTGTCTATATTCTAGAGTGTCGGTATCTTCTGGTAATCTCTTTAGGTTTTTGGCTGATTTTATTGTAACTACCTGATCTCCATTATAACTAGGGGGTGATGTGGTAGAGATATAACCCGTGATTCTTTCAAGGATACGAGTATATTTCTTATTTTTTTCTCCACAGAGTCTAATAAAGTGTCTGTCAGGGTAGTAGGTATGTCGTGTTCCATCGCCGAATATTAAACCATGTACAAAACCATGCTGGTATTCTTCACTCCAAGAATAGAATACGTCCTTGGATGGATCTGGTTTACTCTTATAGGGAGTAATCGTTACTTTGTCTCCTACTTGTAGTGACGTTGTTCTTGACCCATCTGAGAGGATCCAGTTATGATTTGGTGTAGCTACATATTCCAGATTAAAGTTACTGCGTCGCCCGCAAGGCTTAAAGACTATTGCCTGAGTAGGTTGCTTACCAAAGCTTTGTACAGTAGCAGACTTCAGCCTGCCATCATAAGTACGAACTTTGATTTCACCTGCTTCAGCAGCATCTCTTAGAGTCATTAGTGCATCGTGACCAAAGAATTTTGTGTCACCACTAAAACAGTTGTTCAACGCAGCTGAGCCCTTCTTCTTGACGAAGTCTGTCCCCATCATCCAGAGACCTCGGCCTGGTGGGAGAAACTTCATCTCCCACATGAGCCGGAACATCTCCTGTGCTGAGTACTGGGCCTTCAACCCGTTCCATGGGAGCTTAAGTCCCTCGCAGTAGACTTTCTGAACCTCATAGGTTCCTTCGACTACACGAGAGATTGTCTCCCAAAACTCTTCGGTACGATCTTTTCCAGGGACAGGCCTAGCATAGGTACGCTTGAATGTAATGTACCCAAGCGGTCCCCAGCTAGGCTGCTTTCCCTTGAACTCTTCCAGGAAAGATTCCTGGAGCTTGAACTCGCTCATTAGACGTCAGTCCCTTTTCTCCTGACGCCAGCTGCTTGTAGAAGTTGGTCCATCTTGTTAGCTAGTGTCTCTCCTACTTGGAGGACCGCTAGTCCTACTTCGTGAAGTCTCTTCTCTCCACGTCCTGTGTTGGTATCATAGATGAGACTGAGCTGACGATCAGCATGTTTAAGACAGCCGAGTAGGCGATCTAGTGATGCGTCCTTACCGAATGTTTGCCAGATCCATTCTCCGTCTTCAGCTATGCCTACTACAAAACCAGCCTTGGCGTCATCCAGTCGGATTACCTTAGGCTGTGAATCATCTAGAACTTCTTGCTGTACGTCTGGTTCTTCTCTGTTTGTTGCTACCTCTTCTACGAGGTCTTGTACTGTGGTATCTACCATAGTTATCTCCCATTGTTCTGATTATTGAGTCGATCGAGCATCGCTGTGTTGGCTTCAGCCTTCATCTCTACTGAAATGTTAAGGCTTGCATTCTCAACCAGACGTCTACACGTCGCTAGGTCATCGAGGATATTCTTCCAGAATTTTGTTTCGACATTAGCGTACTCAGCTGCTGCATCAAGCTCCTCGTTGTTGATGCGAGCGAGTACTTCGAGTGTGGAGGCTGCTGGGACTCTAGCTCCCTTGCTCTTGAAGTCTTCTACAATCGTATAAAAACGGCTGTAGTAGTTTGCTTCTGATCCTCTCTTTAGGAACTGAGACTTGGCCTGGGCTACTGCATGGAAGAAGGCAGCCTCTTGATTGAGCTCAATGAGCTTGGCGTCTAGCTCCTTACATATCTGAGGGGTCAAGTTATCTGAGGGGATCTTGATCTTGAATCGTTTCTCCCAATGGGAGATCGGCTGCCCTGACAGGGTCCACTGACTGCGGAAGTTTGTCTCGAACATATCTGCAACAGTTTTTCCTTTGAGCATCTTGCCAATTAGCAAGTCTGCCTTGGCCTTCGGAGTCATCTGATTTTCCAGCTTTAACTGCTCTTGCTTCTCGCTCATTAGTCGTCCTCTTCTAGTACTTGTGACATTCTCGTGGGATCTTCCACATTGTCATCAGTTACGTCACAAAGTCTTTCGTGGCTTCGTAAAGCCTCAGCTAACGTACCGTAACGGTAGGTCTCTTCGTCTTCGTCTGGTTTCCAGACCATTGTCTCAAAGATCATTGGTCCGCTGGGACCGTAGCCATGTGGTATTCCTAGCCAAACTGTGGAGATTATGAAGTCTTCTGCCTCGTTAGAGTAGTAAGCTACTCTACGATACTCGTTGTCCTCAAATAATTCCATCCAGTCCTCGAGCGAGATTCTTTGTCCCTCTTTGTTGAAGAACTCGCTCATAGACCGAGGGTAATTGGCAGGTATGGAAGTCATATGGGTGTTCGTCTCTAGCCTCTTTGATGTTAGCTATCATCTCCTTGGCTGTATCTGCTGGTCCTGTCTGTGCTTTCCATGCATAAGGACAGCCGCTTACTGCTCCGTCAGGCCACAGCTGGAAGCGAGAGACTCCTGAAGAGCATCCATAGCCAGTGTCCCTGGACTTTATTACACTTAGGAGGCAGTCGTCAAGGTGAATCTTTCTCCATAGTTCTGGGGACAGTCCCTTCTTAAGGTATTCCACGAAATCTATGTAGTCGGACATCCACTCTATCTCTTCTCTGTGACTGCTTAGAGTGCGCGGAGATCCTTTTGGCTTCTTTTTCAATACTAGATACATGGTATCAACTGTCTCTAGTATTGTGGAGATCTTTTTGATCTCATCTTCTCTCACCTGCTTTATCATAGGGGCCATATGGTTGAAGTTCGTTCTTAGCGAATGAATCGATCTAAGTGGCCAGGTTACAGAGAATGAGGCTACTATCCTGTTCTCGACCATTTTCTTACAGCTCTCGTTGGTCAATGCAAATGCTAACTCTCTTGGATTTTGTATCGTGATGTGGTTCTCACCGCCCGGAGCCATCCAGACAAAGTCTGTTAATATTGCCGTCTCTGACGGCATGGTTTCGTGGGTAGGTTTGTTAACAGAGAGAGTGATCTGGTTAACTGTAATTGCTTGTGCACTCTGAATGTAACCAAAGAGTAGCGCAGCTTCTTCTTTCTTCATTACTATGCGAGGACCTGCGGGTACATGCTGCTTTAAGTAGCAGTTGCGACAGTTTCCTACACAAGCATATGAAGGTTGGATGAAGAGAGCATTAATCTCTACTCTCCTACTACTTTTGCTGAGGATTGGTAGCATTACTCGTCTAGGTTGAAACGATGGAAAGGTTCTCTGTTTTCTTGTCCCTGTATTTGCTCTTGGAAACGATACTTAAGAATAGCCATGGCTCCTACTTTCCAATATCGTGGGATTCTCTCATGGTTTGTCCAGATCTCGAAGTTATGGTTAACCTTGAATTGGTCCTGGGCTATAACTCCTGAGACAAAGTAGCTCTCTCCTACTTCGGAGCCAAGGGATATAACATCATTGTTCTCGAACTGTCTTCCTGTCCCAGTGGTTTCCTCCCAGAAATCTTGGAGGTCGGTGGTCGCAAGTATAAAGAATGGTCCGTTGAAGCGGTCTTTTCTCTGGGCTATTTGCTCTACAAGTTCTCTCTCGCTGAACTGCTGGAGGTAACCTGCGTTGAAAAGATATTCTAGAAAGTGTTCATTTTGTGCTTGAATGGTTCTCTTTAAGATTTGTTCCCAACAATTTTCTATTGTGATATATAGATCTTCTGCGTTTCGGGCTTTCCGTTCTGTTACAAGTAGTCTTGTTCCCCAAGCAGATCGAGAGTATGCAGTCTTGGCTTTTGAATTCGCCCATATTGGGAGGCTAGGACCACTGTGATCATCTCCTAGTTTGAGAAATACAGGAGAAAGACTCTCGTCCATGAACTGATTTGCTATACAGAGCTCTCTTAAGGCAGGAATTGCTTGTCGTTCATCGCGGAAGCGGCCGAAGTCTTGCTGGGCTAATGCCTCCAGCCAAACTTTTCTTGTAGCATAGGTAGGAAAGATATCAGTAGAGAGCTGGAGATTTCTAGGAAAACTCCTAAATTCCTCCAGCATCTCTTGAACTGTTGCTTCAGTAGGAAGCTTAGTGGGATTAGCCGGGCGTGTCTGGGGTCTCATTGCCTATCCTGAATGCACCATGTCCTTGACGGTGTCGATTGCGTTCCTAAACTGCCTGAGGTTACCTTCGAGTTTACTGTTCATGTATTCTAGAACGATAGCTCTTAGTTCTGTGGTGTCCTCGAAGTAAAATCTCTTTACCTTGTTTTTTGGGCCCTCACTCTTGATGTGTTTGAGCTCAAACTCATTGGCAATTAGGACTGCAGTCGTGTAGAAATCCGTTGTTCCATAGAGCTCGTCTAGTTCGTCACGACTGTCGTCACTCATCTTATTCTCCACCTTCATTAATGAAGTCTGGTAGAACGTCTGGTACCTCATACTCATGTGTATACTGAGTATCTTGGTGCTGGTTAGAACTTACCAGAGCATCTGTGATATCAGTGCAGCGTCCCCCGACGACTCCCTCAACCCCATACTCGACTTCCCCAGTCTTGGGATTGATGATTACTTCTACTTTCTGTGACATTTTCTCTCCTTATTCCGCTGGTTGTACTACTTGCTGTGCGTGTTGCGCAGCTTGACCAGAGGTGATGTAGTTGCATCCTTTGACGATGCCAAAGATCAGTGTACCTACTAAGGCCATACTCATGAGCCCGCAGAATGCGAACCAGAGTCCGAATCCCTTGCTCATATTAGTATCTTTCGTAGGTCATACGAATGAGACCGTCTTGTCCGACCTTGGCCTCAGAATTGCTTGTGCAGGCGAATCCCTGTGACTCGAGCTCATCCGTGGTCTGAGCTACGGCATAAGCGGTATTCAACTCTTCAGTGAAGTTCTCGTTCCCACGTCCACCGTAGAAACGACGAAGCTTGCTACTGTGATAGAAGTCACCTACCATGGCGAAGCTCCCGTCCTCTTGACGAGAGAAACCAACGGCACTATCTACCTTGAGCTGGCACTTCTCAGAACCTTCGTACTGCTGAATGTTGAACTCGCCCTCTTCGAAGGCGATTCCCATCCGTCCGAGAGCCTTCTTGAGGTTCTCAGAACTGTTGATCTTTGTCTTGATTTTTGTCCAATGACTCATCTCTTCTCCTTATTCGTCGTTGGCCACATCTGCCATGCGGTCACCGAGTTGGTCTTTTGCTTTCTTATGTCTTTGCTTTGGCGTCCCTGCGATTTCGTCCATATTATCAAGGGCGTCGTTGACATTCAACTTCTTTCCACTCTTTGTCTTTACGTCTCTCTGTCCTGCTGTGACCTCTGCCCACGAGCTAGCGTACCTGAACTGGCCACGTGCCTTGTCTCTGAGCTTCTGAACCTTGGTGCCCATGACCTTACAGATTGGCTTGGTCTCACTGACTGCGGTCTCGAGATCCTCGAAGTCAACGTCCTTCTTGCCTGCGTGGAATGCTCCAGCAATGGCATCTTTGACTGCCTTCTCGATCTCTGCTCCTGTGAAGCCATCTGTGAGCTTGAGTAACTCTTCCTTGCTCTTCTCGAAGTTCTTGATGTCGCGTCCTCTCTTGTGAAGATGGATAGCGAAGATCTCCCAGCGCTCGTCTGGTCCTGGTAGGTCAACGAAGAAGACCTCATTGAACCGACGGATAAACTCAGGAGGAAGGGCCGAGATATCATTTGCTGTAGCTACCAGGGTGACTCCCTTCAGGCCCTCTTCCATGGATGTGAGTAGAGTTCCGAAGACACGAGATAGGGTACCACCATCACTGAAGTTGGAGCTCTTGGTTCCACTCAGTGCTTTCTCTACTTCATCAATCCAGGCGATGCATGGAGCCATAGCTTCGAGCTGCTTGATGACGCGCCGCATCTTCTCTTCTGATCCACCGACCAGACCGGTCATCACCTTGCCTACGTCGAGACGTAGACCAGGGAGCTTCCACTCTGACATGATGGCCTTAGCCAATAGAGACTTACCAGTACCTGGTACTCCTGTCAGCAGGACACCCTTGAGTGGCTCGACACCAAAGGCTCTGGCCTCTTTGGACCACTGCTTGCTGTACTTCTTGAAGTAGGGCTTAGCTCTGTCCATTCCTCCTACGTCTGCCATGGAGGTTGGAGCATCTACGAACTCCAGGATCTCGTTCTTCTTGATGATCTGTCGCTTAGCCTGGATCAGCTTCTTAGAGTCCAACATCTTAAGGAAGCCCATGCAGGTAGCAATGGCATCATCGATCTCGGTGCGGGTCAGGCCCTGTAGAGCTCGGGTGAACTCTTCCATCTCAGGGTCAGTGTAGTCGGTCTTCTTCTTGGTGCTTTTCTTGCTCTTGACTGGAGTCTTCTTAGCATGCTGTAGTAGCAATTCGATCCGGTTTCTGACACCCTCAGCGGTTGGTAGCTCATACTCGACGACCGTGACCTGCTTCTCTAGCATTACCGGGATGCCAGGGACAGATCCTCCGCCTCCACCTGCCAGGACAGGAGCAACGATGACGAGAGTCTTTCCTGATTTGATCAGCGACTCATACATATCTCTGATCTGACGAACCACTGGCTCCGCCAGGGCGATATGCATGTCTCTCATGAGGAACGCAAGGCCACCACACTCCTTCGAAGGCTTCTCCATCTTGGAGATGCGCTCGAGACCCTTCTGAGGGTTCCAGGTTCCTTCCTCTGACCCAGAGGCACGTGCTCCTGGGTTCGACATCTGCTGGTCTTGTGGGATGAGGCCCTGGTAAGCAGACCATAGCCAGACTTTCCTGTCGTGAGGCTTAGCAATCTGCTCCACGAAGTCTTCGATGAAGCGACCTTCTTCGTGAGTGACTACCCAGATGATTGGAACACGACCCTTGATGAGGGCTGCAATTTCCTCAATCGAATCTTTGTAGTGGATTCGCTGAGGAACCTGGGCTGAAGTATTCTTCTCTGACATTTCTCTCTCTCCTACTCTCTCTAATAGACTGAACGTATTGTTCTAATCTAATGTCAATTTTTCTGATTCCTTCTTCGACCGCTGTTCTAGCGATCTCTCCAAGGGTTAGTCGTCCAACTAGAACCAGGTTTGGGTACAAGCTCGAACTCCTTTACATGGAGTACCTCCTGAGCCATCTTCAATGCGAAGAGCTCAGCGAAGGTCATGCAGAAGTCAGCATCGCACTTTTGCGGCTCTACTGTCAACACGATTTCGCGTCCGTCTTGTGTCATACACTTGAAAGACTGAATCCCTCGCTGTGCCATCGCCACTTTGAGTTGCTGTAGTATTTTGTCTGTGCTTATAGCTGGGAGGTCATTGATCTCTGGATTCTGTGTCTCAGCTTTACGCTCTAGCTGTGTGTCAGTCTCTTCTTCGAGAAATTCTTTGAGCTTTTTCAACTTCTTCCAGGCTATGTCCCTGAGGTCATCGTCACCAAGGGTCGCGTCCAATTCTATCGGGTCTGGGAACTCTATCTTGAGCTTGTAATCGTTCTCTTTTGCTGCATTGATAGCTCTATTACTACCAAAGAAGAAGACAATGTCTTGTGAAGTTGCGCATGGGTCATATGATTGCAGGTCATAGACGTCCGCTGGTCCATCAGTAACAACCTGAAACATCTTACGTATTAGGTCGTAGTCTTCTTCTCTCAAGTTGTATCCAAAAGCAACAAACCCCATCTCTTACTCCATCACAGCAGCCATTCTGTCTATCACGATTTGTTCTGGAGACTCTACAGGCTCTCCATAGACCAGGCATAGGTTTGCTACGAAGTACTTACCATGTACTTCTTTCTCTACTGAGTAGATCAGGATCTTACGGATCTTGTGTATCTGCCTAAGGACCCTGATGTTAATTCTCTTTGGAACATATCCAAGGTCGCTAGTTTTACATGTATTATCGCCCCACTGATTCCTGAAAGTCGTTTGCATCAGGATACGGAGAGCATTACAATCGTGTTTGTTGTTTCTCTCATGGGACAACGTGATGGTACGGAGAGTATCGAGTACAGGAAAGCATTCATCTACTGTTCCTCTTGCTACCGCTTGATCATAGAGACTTTTGAAGTAGACTTGCCTAGGGGCATAGAGATCGTCTTGCTTGGTGAACCCGGCAGGCCTCATGATGAGGCGGCCATTCTCAGGTTCATCAATGATGTGTCCCGTACGAGGACAGAACTCATCATATCTGGCGGAGTCTGATCCTAGTAGACTAAACGTCTTCTTCTTCGTCATCATCACTCTCTCCTAACAGATTACTTAGGTCTTCCTCTGTGATATGTCCTTGGCGTCTGAGCTCTCTCAAGGTTGCCTTGGGGTCCTCTCCTGCTAGGGAGGCGAGGACGGCGGCCTTGTTGGCTTCTGTCCTGCGCTCGACTTCTTCGATCTCCTCATCAGTAACATCTTCTTCGTGAGTTATGATATGGAGGTTCTTTTGTTGGACAAACTTCAATAGGAGTAGACCCAAGCACATCATGTGAATGAGTGACAGCCGGGTGGTGTCGTTGGCGAGGTGGAACGCAGTGGCCCGAAGACCGATCATCCTTCCCAACCCTGATACTACAGAGTGAGCCATCAGTGGCATGATCTGGTCGGCAAACTGATTTCCATCCTCGTCCTTGAGTTGGTCCTTGATGTAGCCTAGGAGCTGCTGGATCACGTCCTTTAATGGGACGATGTCTCCATCCTCATCCTCGAGCTCGATCTGTATCCTGGTCTTCTTGATCTTGTTGATCAGGACCATATTGAATACGTCTTCGGGTTCGATTCCCTCTTCTGCCCCTTCGTACAATTCTTCTAGATCTTCTTGGTCGAACATCTCATCATAATCTTCATCCATCTTTATCTCCTTTATGGTTCTCTTTGTCTCCAAAGAGTAGACGCGTATAAAATGCGCGCCCACTCATCCCTAATAGTCGCAAGCTTTTGTCCTTCAGACTGTCCATAGTCTAGAACGTCTTCAAATCCTTCGACTTCTAGGATCGCCTTGTTTCTGATTGCTTGTATGACTACAGGGTACCTTAGTAACATGCCATGAGGAGCTCTTCTCTTGAGCTCAACTACCAGTCTATGTAAATAGAGTACATCTCCTGCGATGTAGTCCTTTTGTAGAGGAGTGAGCTTTCCGTCCCAATTGAACCCCTTCATATAGGGCATGGTAATCCCAAGGGTTCTCTTGACTAGAGGAGCTAGTCCTGATGGTAGACCTGGCTGGATCATCTTACTCAGTGCCTTAGTGCACTCGATAGGACCTTGTACATCTACTCCCATCCATCTCTTGATGACACGCAGGTCAAAGAGAGCATGATGAAAAAGCTTAGCTGCAAAAGGATGATAGAGGAGCCCGCTTAGCCAGTAGCTCTTGAGCTCAGGCTCTCGGATAGCATAGCAGTGACCCTGTTTAGTTCCTATCTGGACGATACGTAGCTTGTCTTTGGTCCAGTCAAGTCCATCTGTCTCTGTGTCGATAGCAAGCTGATCTTGTATTACTAGCTTGTGGTAGATCTCTTTGGTGATGTCCTGCTCGAGGATTGTTAATGTCTTCGGACCCCGAGCTCGTCCTGTGCTAGGAAGTTTGCCTCCCTTAGCTCTGGCGTGCTGTTTCTTGGTCTCCACACAAACTTTACGGGAACTGGTAGTCCTGCGATGAACTCTCGTATGTGGTCTCTTTTTGCTTGAAGTTTTTCGTCGTGGCATTCTTGATCTCCATTTAGCTGATAAACAACTAGCTTACTATCTGACCTAACCTCCAATAGAACTCCAGGATTGTTGTTGAGGTTCATCAAGGAAATGAGACCGAAGTAGATCGCCTCGTATTCAGCTTGGTTGCAGGTAGTTGCTCGTGCTTGTTTACTTATGGACAACCTTTTTCCGTTTGGCATGACAATAACGACACCGACAGCTGATGGTCCACCCGGATTGTTTTTGACTGAAGCATCACAGGAGATGATAACTCTCTCTTCTTTCTCTTGGAGAGGAGGAGACTGGTCTTCGTCTAGATAATCATCTTCTCCCACTGCGACACCTCTGATGGCTCTAAGACATGCTGCTGTACTAACTAGCATGTCCGTAGTTTTCATCTCGTTCTCACACATCTCTGCTATTGCTTCTAGCCGAGTGTTGGCTTCTTTATCTTCAAACATTTATCTTTCTCCTGGATGGCACGAAGACTACTTAGCAAGTACTTACCAGGCCATGGCCTTGGTGATAGCCTGACGTAGCAGGGTGGTGATAGTTAGAAGTTCAGCGCCATCCAATGGGACGGTATGCTCTTTCTTCTCATTACCAGACTGTTGTACTACGGTAAGCATTGCTCCTCTTGCGAGGTCTTGTGAGTTGAACCGGAGGAACTTCTTGACAGCTCCCTGGCTCTGAGTCTTAGCTCCAGGATCATGGACTAGGCTAAGAGAATCATTTCCCTTAGAGTCCTTTCCTGCTTCTAGGAAGTAGATGATCTGAGACATATCTGTGACGGAGAGGGCCATGACGACCTTGTTCTCCCAATCATAGATGTTCTTGCCCTTGGCGCTAGTGATATTCACGAAGACTGCTCCCTCTCTTTCCTTCCATCCGTCATCTCTCTTGAGACGACCGTCAGTGCCGAGAGCGGCAGTTCCTTTGAAATCCTTTTCCTTATCTTTATAGAAGTGCGGTGGCTGAAAGCCGAGTTGTACGGCTCCCCACTTTCCTCCCATTCCCTTGTATACTGCGTATTGTAGTGGATTCATTATACCTTTTTCTCCTTGGTATCTTTGATGTCTAGTACTAATTGCTCGTAGTCTTCGTACCAAGATGCAACTGTCATACTTTGTAGCATCAGAGCGATTCCCATCTTCTCATGTGGGTCGCCTGAGTCTTGACTCATTGTGGCATAGAGCTTCTGTAAATCTGCATGTGAGGGCCCCTTACCTGTGTATCCTGCTATTGAGGCTCCCAATGTGTATCCCAGGTTGCTGAGGGTCACTAGTATCTCACCAGTAGTAAGGCCAGCTTCCTGGAACACTTCTACTATCTTCCCATAGGTGTCTGACACTTTCTCTTCGTCAAAGGCTAGTCTTGGGATATCTTCAATGGACATTATTCTGCTCCTAAACGCACCCAATGGGTATAATACTGGTCACAATCGGGGCAGTGTAGCATAGGGAGAGTAGCATTGTCTCCCATTCCAAGTCTGGTGAGGTCGACTTTCTCTAGTGGAGTGTCACATTTAGGACAGGTGTAACAGATTCCCTCTGCTTCGAGCATCACTTTTCTCATACGGTCTTCTGGGCTCATAACTCTAGGTCTGTAAAGCGATCAGGGACCTCGTGTTCCTCGACACCATGGAGTCTTATCTGGCCACTGAGATACTCTCTAAGTGCCTGGTTGATGGAGGGGTCTCCGTTTTCTTTTCGTACTCCTTTACAATCTGGATACTTTGAGCAGCCATGGAACTTCCCGTACTTCCCATCTCTTGGCTCGGTGTCACTCCCACAGATGGGACAGTCCTTCTCTCCATGATGACAGAACCGTGCTATCAGCTTCTGAAAAGCGTCTCCCTTTTCAGAGTTCCAGACATCTTGGGGGAACATGTAGTTGAAGTCTTGCCAGAGGGTATTGACAACTGTCTTTCCGTGACCAGGTCTTAGACTTCGGGCAGCTCTTTCAAGCATCTCTCGAAATCGTTCTATATCGCTCACTTACTTTCGCTTTCTCTTTGTTCTCTTCTTGGCTACCTTCTTCTTGGCTGCCACTTTTCTAGATCGAGTTTTCTTTTGCTTCTTAGGCTTGTAGACCTCATCACATAGTCCATGCTTCTCCATCTCTTCTGGAGTAAGCCAGTGGTCCTTGTCTAGAAGAACGTTCTTCCTGATTTCTGCTTCGGTAGAGTACTTACTGTTGTTGATGAGGTGGCGGATTTCTTTCTTGTATTCCATGTCCTCTGACTTGCGGTTTGCTACCAGGTCACTGTAGTTTCCGCCTGAGGTCCAAGAGAATTGATGGATCATGGCACAAGAGTTCGGTGCCATTATTCTGTGGTCTCCAGCTACGAAGATGTGGGTGGCCATGGAGCAGATTTCTCCCATGGCGATAGTGCGGATAGGCATTCGAACGAATGCCATTAGGTCTACAAAGGCCCAGCCAGCATCAGTATAGCCACCAGGACTATTGATGATGATCTGAACATCGTCGACAAAGTCTTTGTCAAAATGAAGAGACAGGAGCTTCTTGGTAGCTCTAGCTAGAGCAAGCTTAGAAATCTCTGTTCCAACGACAATGATCCCTCTATTCTCTAGTCTCTCATTATCTTTACTGAGTAGACTAGCTATAATTTCTGCTGGAACAGCATCATCTTCATCGTCGTCGTCTTCGTCTTCATCAGACTCGAGTGATTTACTGGGATTTGGATGGATGATGCGTGACTTTTTCTTGGGCTTTGGATCCTTGAACATTAAGCGACTCCTATCTCGTCCTCGTTCTCCTCAATCAGGTCATCGTCGAACTCAAAGTCTTCTTTCTCAGGATCAAACCAACCACCAGAAGCTAGGAAGTTTTCTACACTATCTTCAGCTAACTTCTCAATCTGACTCATGATCTGACGATTTACTACCCAACTATCTAGTTCAGCCTCAATCCGTTCGTAGATCAATTCTTTCAGCCGACTTATTCTCTCCTGGTGTTCCTCGAGGTCGATCATCCTGATCAATGCCTCCTTCATCCTCTTCGATATAGATCCTGGGCCGGGTATCTTCCCTACCTGCTCTCTTCTCCCGTTCCTTCTTCAGGAACGCTATCATTTCTGGTCGTGGTTCCGTCATTCCAGATCACCTCCACCTTACCATGAAGCCGCCTTGTTTCCCACTCTCCTGCAGCTGCTGGGATTTCCTTCTTTGTAGTGTCAACTACGCTAGAGTGCTGGACTTGTTCATCTTTTGAGGTCTTGGGAATGATCATGTGAAGGCAGTCTATCCAGCCTTCATCTGTATCCAGCTCTTTCACTACTGATTTTACTAGTCTTTTTCCATCTAGCAAGATTGTCTGGACTTTGCTAGCATCTGAATCATCATGTTTTAGTTTCATCTTTCACCTCTATTAGAACTCTCGCTATGAACTGCGAGGTTGGAAGTATATGTCGGACAATGTAGGTATGTCCACAGTTACAGTGGATAGTTAGTGGAAGATTCATACTCTCGGGGATGTCCTTATAGCCACCACATTTGCCAGGGCAGTCCCAGTAGACCCTGGTTCCTACTCTGTCGACCGTTATGAACTTTCTCTTGTCCATCTCTTGCCTATTCTAAGTCGAGATCATTGAACCTGTCAAGGGACAGTGGTGTTCCCGGTGGTGAGACAGGTGGAAATTCAACTGGCTCTCCTGGAGGAGCTATGATCCTGCATGCTTCTCTGCCTTGATACTCAAAGATTAGGTTATTCTCTTCTATCTTTATGCCCCAGTCGTTGAACATTAATAGATAGTTGTTTGGTTCCGGCGATCTTGCTAGAAGAATGTCCTGACTTGTGTCTCCACCAGTGTCGATGATTATGTCACCAGATGGGTCTGGATCATATGGCCATGGAACATTTACCTCAGGTACTGAGACGGGATAGGGCTCAACTGTTTGAACCCCCATCGTCATCGTATAGAGAGGAGCGGTCTCTCGAGTGGCTGGGACTGGAAGAGGGGGAGGTGGCCAGTTTGCCGTTATTGGTCCCCCTCTATCCAGAAAGCTCCCGTTAAAAATAAACTCAAAGCCTCTCTTTATAGCAGCCCATATTTTCTTGAACACTATTTACCTGGGCTCGTTACTTCTTCTTGGTCTTACCTCTCTTGATGATCTCACGGAGGAGATCAACATGGCGCATGAGGCCGGAGGTGTCCCAAGAGTTGTGTCTCGAGCGGAGATGTGGCTTCTGATCCTTGTCCCATGTGGACTTCTTGTTCTGGTTCTGTCGGTTGACATCCCAGCGCTTGATCTTCTGAAGGACTTTTCTCAGTGCCTGTCGAGCTCGCTGTGCTCGGGTCAAGCCCTTACTGGTCTTGCTGTTGCGTCTTCTCTTCTTGCATTTGTCTTGGGCGGGCATCGTCTTCTCTCCTTCTCTTTCTGTTCTTTCTATCTTTTTTGTACTGCTTTGCTAGGTCTTGTAGATGAGCAACGTACTCATCCATCTCTTTATCTACCTGCTTTGTCTCCTGGTCACCCAGAATGTATGACAGATAGTTTTTTGCTTGGATTATGAGGCTACCTAACTGTCCGCGTTTTACGAGGTGTAGGTTTGCATCGCGGATCTTCTCGAGGTTGGGGTCCATTTCTATCTCCTATATGTTAGTCCTCTTCAGCGATGTAAGAAAATCTTAGCAACATCACTTCCGAGGCAGATATGCTGGCTAACCAGTTATCTGGACACTTTCTGAGGAACTCTATCTGGGTGTTAGATATCTCAACACCTATGACTTCATCTTCTGCATGTTCCTCAAGCCCAGAGACATACTTTCTGGCAGCCTGGTACAGTTCGAACTCTCGTGGAGCAAAGACTACCCAGCAGCGCTGGTATCCATGGAGTCCTCGTCTTCCCTCCTGTTCTCGTATCTTGATAAGTAGTCCCTCTCTACCCGCACCAGGGCCCTTCTTCCAGGAAACGATGTCTCCTGGAGAGAACTGATGCTTAGGTCGCTTATCAACCTCCCTAAGCTTTGCCATTTGAGCGCCCTATTTTAACCAGGTTTTGGGGACCATGAATGGGCTAAGGGCCTTTGAAAGCTCCTTACCCTTTTTATTCATAGCACGACCAATTAAGACCTTCTGACATTCACTCTTGTCTTTTCCAATGGCATGATTACCTATGGCTTTGACTCTGACCCTGAAGCTGTTTCTCTCTCCGCCTGGAGTCTTGGTGATTTCTCCCTGGCAGATGTAGAACAGATCGGGGTCCTCTTTGAGGAATGCTGTGAAGTAGACAGTGTCTCCAACACTAAATGGAGGTCTCCTGGATTGTTTCTTGTTCTCTGACATCTTTACGTTAGGAACTGATTCCAGTACTCCTTCTTTGCTTTGTTGAACGGTACCCCCACGTGGGACTTCCACCGTGGTCTCTTGGGTTCCTTGAATAATTTCCATCCTAGCTCCTTGATTAGCCTATCTTTTTTCTTAGAGTTACAGGGATTGCAGCATGTTACGACGTTGTTCCATGAGCTTCTTCCACCCTTACTCTTTGGTATCACGTGGTCTAGTGTGAGATATTTCTTCTGACACTTGTTCCCACAGTACTGACACGTATTGTCATCTCTTTGATACACATTCTTTCTCGAGTACCTGATTGTCCTGATAGCTGGATCATTGAACTCACAATCAATAGCTACTATGACTTCGGGAACGAGGACTTTAATTGAGGGAGATCTGAGGACACCTGCATACTTCTTGGTCTCTTCCTCATCCTCAAAAATAATTTTGGTAACGTCTACCCATTCATCCCATGTATATTGGGAATAGGATTGGTCAATGACCTTAGCTCTTCCTGCAGTGATAGCAACAATAGCATCACGTGCTCTTGTTACCTTGATAGCAAGGAGGTATTTGTTAAGGATGAGGACTGATTCGTTTAGGAGGGACATATGCACGTCTCTTCTGGTAGTAGTTCATGAGTTTGATGTATGCGGTCTCGTCGATAGACTTGATGTAGGCTAGATATCCAGAGGTGACTTGGTCTAGTGGTAGCTGAGCTCTTGCTAGATTGTTCAGCCTGCCTCTGAGTCTCTTTCTTAGGACCCGGCCGGCTGAGTTTACCTCTCCTACTGTGACTCCTGTCACACAGAGGGTATCTACATCTTTCTGTGCCCATCGACATTTCTTTTTGTTTGTCTGTATCCCCATATCTTCAATGAGATCAGACACTTCATCTATTAGGTCCCATCTTCTTTTTGGATTGGTAGTGGACAGGATGAGATCGTCTAGGTATCTAGTATAGCGGTAACCCTCTAGTTCTGCTAGCCTATCCACTTGGTGGTCCAAGGGAGTCAAGGCAATGTTACACAATATCGGGCTAGTAGGAGCACCAGTGGGGAGGATTAGTTTTCCTTTGTGTCGTACTAGGCAGAGATCTACGCCTTCCCATAGTATTCTCCAGTCAGGAGTAGCTAGCCATGCACGGTCGAGGATTTCTTTCGTGAGTGCTTGGTAGCAGCCCTTGATGTCTACTCGGAGAACATGCCTTGCTCCTGTGTGTACCTCTGCGTTAGCTTTGGTTCCTCTTCCTTGACAAGACATACTTGCTTTGTGAAGAGGGTAGCCTAGCAAGTGAGGGAAGATGGCATACTGGAGCTCTTTGAGATCCCCGAATGGTTCTTCGATTTGCCTGGACTTCGTGCCCTGTTTGATTCTGTAGCGTTTGTAGAATGGAGTGGGGTTACGGAGGATCTCGCGGATTCTGTCTGTCTCTATCCCTGATTCCTGCTCGAGTAGTCTAATTACCTTGTTGGTCATTCCGTGGCCTTTGTAGTTGGTTAACCTTCTCAACTACCGGCTTTCTTTTGACTTCCTTTTCTTTCTCTGGGCCACGGCCTCGCCTTGGGTTTCTCCAGGTTCCTCTGTCATCCCTCATCTTTCTTTGGGGACGATGCTTTTGGACTGGAGGAGCAGGTTGAGCTGATCGTGCTGGCTGCTCTCCGGTAATGTTAGTGTAACACTCCGGACAGACATCGATCTCTCTAACAATCTCTTCTCCTGAAGTCTCAACTGTCATTTCATTCCGCCCCTTCTTTATGTGGTTCACATAATTCTTGGAGCGAGTCTCGAGGACTACTCGATTGACTGGTTGATATCTTGGTACCAACCTGTGGCACCCTTTATTTTGACACTTGAACATCTTTATCTCTCTTTCTATTTCTGGCCGATGAAAGCTATGGGTGTCAACATGCAAATTTTCCCATTCTTGGACCATTAGAACAGGTTGGTCCGACTGCACCTTGTCTTCTACTCTCTCCTTCCAGCGCGGGCCTACTTCTAAGCCCTATAGCTTACATAGTAAACACTACTGCAACGTAGTTCACCTGCAGCATTCCGCCCCTTACACTTGTTGCATGTATGAGCTCGAGGCTTCGAGTGTTCAGTCGTAAGCTTCTTCTAGTCAAAGAAGTTTCTTCTTGTCTCTTTCTTAACCTTTTATTGTCGGCTTCTTTGACTAATCTGTCCTTGTCTCGGTGTAATCACCAGAGACTCTTTCTTTGCGGATAGGGTGGGACTTGAACCCACACGCCCTTTAAATGACTTACGGGTTAGCAACCCGCTGCCGATAGACCCACTCGGCTTACCTATCCTTTGCTTGGTCCTGTCTCTAGGAAGAGAGACCATGGCCATGTATTCTTCTTATCCAACTCTTGTTTCGGTTTTGACGTGCTCATCTCTCCACCTCATCCATACCCATTGTGGCATGTTCTTTGGGAGTCCTTCTTCTAGGAACCTAGAGAATCTCACACCAAAGCACTTGATGCAAGCAGGATTACCACATCTGCCATTAGGATGGTCAGTCATACGAGCAGTCTTCTTCTTCAGTCTCTGGCGAGATCGCCTGGACTTAGTATTCTGCCCCATCTCAGCGTACTTCTGGTAGAGAGCCTTCTGCGCTGCTTTCGTGGCTCTCTTCTCTTTGAGTCGCTTGGCTTTCCCTGTTGCTTTGCTCTTCTTGCTCATGTTTCTTTAGCTCCGTGTCGATTAGTCTCATCATTGGGGCGTCCTTAGCATTATCATAGAAGCATGTTCCGCATGGTCCTATACCAAAGATTAGACCAATAACTATTAGGGCGACGATTATGAGATCGAGTAAGTCGATCTCACCTCTTTCCCTCTTCTTTTTCATGTTCTCTTGCTTCCTTAATAGCTTCCTCGAGATACTCTAGGTGTTTACGGATCCATCTCATTAGATTGATAGCCTTTTCGTTCCTCTTGAAGACCCCACCCTTGGACTCGGCGGGAGGGATAGGAAAATCGAAGTCATCGACTGAGTACCAGAGGTTGCCTTCGTAGTCAAACCGTTGGAACTCAGCCCACTTGCCACCTTTGACTAGTTCTCCTATTGTTGGAAGTTTCATATGTCGCTTGCCTTCCTTGTTCTCTTGTAGTCTTGAGACCTTTCGAAAACCTGCTCTTCGGCTGCTCTCTCCCCTACTGTTACCACGAGCCACCCATCGTCTTCCTTTATCTTGATGTACTTACCACGCTTGGCATACTTCTCTGGTATCCAGGCTGTCTGAGTAGTCCTGTCCTTGATCAGTATGCATTGTCTATAGTAGGTCATTGTGCGCTCACCTGGAGTCGAACCATTGTGCACCCAGCTAGAATTGAACTAACATCACACGATTATCAGTCGTGGGCATTGCCATTATGCTATGGGTGCTATCCTTTGATGTTTAGTAACTGTTCTAGCTCATGTACAGGGGTAACTAGATCAGAAGCATATTCTATTACAGTATCTATGTCCTTGTAAGAATGCATGATCTCGTCTACAGTGCTTCGTGTAGCATTGTTAACGATCGTTCCCATGGACTTCTTTAGGTCATCATATCCAAATCTCTTCTTGGCCTGGGACCTGGACATTTTCCGTCCTGCACCATGAGGTGCACTATTGAACGAGTCTGGGTCTCCCTTGCCCTGCACTATGTATGATTTGGCACCCATAGCTCCTGGGACGATGCCCCACTGGTCTTCTCTTGCCTCGATAGCTCCCTTGCGGATTATCCAGACGTCTTTGCCATAGTGTGTCTCCTGTTGAGCAAAGTTGTGATGGCAGGAGATTGGCTCTTCATGCTGGAGTGAGGAGAACACATCGCTGATGGCATCTAGTACTAGCTCTAGCATGTATGATCTGTTACGTGCAGCATACCGCTGTGCCCAGCCAAGGTCATGGACATAGGAGTTGAACTCTGGAGTTCCTTCTAGGAATGAGCTCAGTGCCTTGTCTGGGAGACCTGTCTGGTTGTGTTCCAAGGATTTGGCAGCTCTGATGTGTTGTATCGCAATCTTGTTTCCGATACCTCGAGAGCCAGTGTGTAGCATTACCCACACAGCTCCATCAGATCCTATTGAAAGCTCGATGAAGTGATTCCCTCCACCTAGTGTACCTAGCTGGGACTGTGCCATAGACAGGAGGCCTTGGACTTCTTTGTGAAGATTTTCAAAGCCGTCCCACACTGGGTCATGACGCAGATCTCTGCGGAGTTCCTTGTGGTTCATTCCTACGCCAACTGGAACCTTCTCCAAGATGGTGTCTCTGATTTCTTCTAGCCTCTTGGTTCGAAGCTTCTTTATCTGCAGGTTGGTACGTACTGCTTCCATTCCACAGCCGATATCTACACCTACTGCAGCAGGTATGATTGCCCCTTCCATAGCAAAGACAGTACCGATGGTAGCTCCTGCTCCAGCATGTACGTCTGGCATAGCAGCTACGTGACTGAAGACATTAGGGAGGTCGGCGACATTCTTTAGCTGGTCAAGAGCAGAGCTCTCTACCTCATGTGCTGGTATCCATAGCTTTACTGGCACATTCTTGCGTGCTTTTAGTTCGCCAATCATTTATTTCTCCCTGAATTGTTGCCAAGAGTCTCCTAGTTGACTAGTAGCAAAACTGTCCCACTCATGATCGCCGCAGTTTCCTGAGTGGTTGACTGACATCTCTCTGTCAGTATCAGTATGCTTTTCATGTTTGTAGAGATGTTTGAGGCATGTGCCCCAGAGTTTAAAGGTCCGGTTCTCGAACCTTAATGTACTGTATTTACAATTGGCACACGTCCCTCTGATCTTATAGCCTACTTCATTCAGCTTCGCTAGCTTGTTCTTGTCCACCAATCAGCTCCTGTCTACCTATGGGGTTGATCCCCTTAGCCACTAGCTTTCGTGCTGCCTGTACTGCTATGCAATCATCTGTTGTGTGCTTCTTTAGGCTGTAGAAAGAGAGCAATGTCTGAGGTTCTAGTATCCTGATAGCATTGAAGACAGTAGTAGTAAGTACGTCTTGGATGAAGAGGTCTATCAGAATCTTGACGTCTTCCTCATGCTTCTGAAAACGTACAAAGTTTCCGCTAGGGTTGTCATAGATAGTGCTGATCTTCCGATAGCCTGCGTCTTTCAGGTCCCAGATGACTTTAGGTGCTGCATATGGTTCTATAAAAAGATCAACGTCTTTGTGATCATGGAGGAGCTTGAGCTCACGGTGTGGACGGGGTGACATGTAATGCCAGGCCCATCCACCTGATAGGGCACACTTGGGTGTTAGGAAGGTCTGGATCTCAAGGTCTATGATCTCTAGGCGCCGAGGGTTCCACTCCTCTTCTACTCTAGCTGGATTTCTTGGGTCACCCATTTGTCTCTTCTTTGTAGACGAGGCGGGCTCTTGACCATCCCGCCCCGTCTGAGTATAAGTTCATAACTTATCCTGGTTCATAACCAGGTTGATTGTTAATCGCTTAGTGCTGCGACTTCATGTTCTCGATGACGTTTAAGCAGGTCATTTAGATCTGAGTAACAGCGGGTTTCCGCTACCCTACCGGAGCATAAGTGTTGTGCTCCAGGTCGGATTTGAACCGACGTCTCTGCTAAAAATTCATCCTGCATTTGATCCGAGAACCACAGCAATGCTCAGACTGGGAGCTACAATTTGACTCTTAGTTTCCGGGATGTTAAACAGCTATCCTTTAGCGACCCCGCGTCTGCCAATTCCGCCACCCCTTGTCAAAAATGGTCAAGGGGGAAGGACTCGAACCTCCACGGGTACTAAGTACCCAGGATCTTAGATAGCTTTGTCCCTATTTACTTTGAGTTTGAGCTTGGCTCCATATCTTAGGAAAACAACCAGCCAAAGACTTTCTCGCCCATGGCTTGCTGTTCGATTTCCGTACTGTTTGCTTCTTCGCGTGCGAACTTCACTGCCTTCTGCAGAAGCTCTACCTTCTTGAGTAGGCTTGCCTTCCGACTCTCAGGCATAGCTCCTGACATCTTGATCTGGTTCCAGTAGCCAGTGATCACATCCTCGGTGATCTTGTCGGTCTGGGCTGGGTGCTCTTCAGTTGCTGGGTACAGGACCAGAGGCTTGGTGACCTTCCTGGTCTTGGCCGTAGCATGAGTGTCTGTCTTGAACAGGTTGTTGTTCTGGTCCATCTTCCAGTTGTACGCTGGATCGAGTACTGGGATGGCCCCGATGAACGTAGTGATCTCGGCCAGTTGCTTCTCGAGGAAGAGCAACGTCGTGATGGGAACATCAGCGAGGAGTACCGTCTCTCCTACCTTGACATCAGCCTTGGCTGAGCAGTTGGCAGCGTCCTTGGTGAGTGTGGTGTCGAAGTACTCAGTGAGGAGGTTTCCTGCCTCGCGTACCATGTCAGAAGCATTCTTCTGTACCCTGGTAGACTCTGCCGGGTAGTCCTGTGAGTCCTCTTCCTTCTTCTGATAGGTCTTCGAGAGACCATCGAAGAGTGTCTTCTTGGACAATGTCTGGTACATGTCCGTCAGAAGCTTGTGAGACCGTGACTTGATGCCCTTCTCTACTGCGATTACTTGGTTTAGTTTCATCTTCTTTCTTTCCTTTGTTAAGGTTGAGAGCACGGTCAGATTTGAACTGACGAATTCTCGGGTTGCAACCGAGGCCCTTAGCCACTCGGGTCACGTGCTCAGATGTTTTCTAGTCCTTTGAGTTGCTTCTCGAGTTGACGGAGAGTCATCCCTGCATAGTCAAAGTTTCCTAGCTCTTTTCTTAGTTGATCAACGCCCATCTCTAGTTCGGCTGGATCATACTCTTCTTTGTCTAGGATATCTAGTAGTAGCTTTGCTGAGGACCCAACCCTCGCTGCCCTACAGTACCAACACAAGAACTTTTCAGTGTCCTTCTCTCCCTGTCTCAGGGGTCTATTGCAGGTTACGCAGGGCATTAACTTCTGTTCCAGGCCCCAGGAGTTGGGTAGTCATCAGGATGGCCGTGTATATAGAACTTGTCTCGTTCCCATCTTCTATAGTCTTCGTCTTCAACGTGCTTCTCGAAGACCGCTTCGGCTTTTTCTTCTGCTTCCTTGAAGGTTTCAGCTTCTACTGTGTGCTTGAGAACCTTGTAGGCCACAGCTTGAAATGTCCATTTAGGCATGTTTAATCTTCCTCTAGGTTATCGAAGCGACCATTATCATCTGGTCCTTTCTTCTCTACCTTGAGTATTTTTTGTTGCATTCTTTCGTAGTCGATACTGTCTGTCCGGATCCAGGTCTCTCCAGTTGAGAGATTAATAGTTGCTTCCTTCTCCCACTTCGCTTTCCACTTCTCAAAACTCAGTATAGTAGAAGAAGAACTGGTGACTGAAACCCTAACGTCCATGTCTTTGTCACCATGGATCTGTCCGATTGTTTGTAATTTCTGTATGAACTCATTGAATTTCATGTTTGTCCTTGTGCGCCTAGATGGACTTGAACCAACGGCTTCTACCATGTCACGGTAACACTCTAGCCAACTGAGTTATAGGCGCGTGATTGTTTGAGCCCCCTACCGGAATCCAACCGATCTCTGAGCTTTACAAGAGCCCTGCATCAGCACAATGCTTAGGGGGCGGAGCTCCGCAGTGGATTCGAACCACCTTCTTCCCGCTTACGAAGCAGGGCTTCATCAATCAAAGCTTACGGAGCATTGAGCTGCATTGCTTCTTCTTTAACTCTCAGCATCTCGTCGCTAGGATACAATATGGTTGCGAATAATACCAGTCTTTTCCCTGTGCTGGGACAGACTAGAGTAAGCCTCTCTGTCCATGGCTCTATCGGTATCCCGTTCATAGTGAGGAGGATTCTGTTTGGAAGGATGATGTCATCGGAACAGTTCCACACCATGTAGACAAAGTTCTTGAGCTCCTGGTTAGTGTGACAAATGGCAGGATTCTCATCTGTCTGAGCATAATCTGTTCCACTGTAAGCATACCAGGCAGCTATTAAGTATGCTCTGGCATGGTCTAGCTTGCCCCGTAGATCCATCTCTAGAATCATCATCATTTGTTTGACAGGAGACTCATGCATGGTCTCTGCATGTTCGATGAAGGCGAGGAATGCCTCGCAGGCCTCTGAGGTTCGGCTCAGAGCATCGAGAGACTGTCCGATATGCCAGTAGGCCAGTGCCATCCCTGCTTCGTTCAGGGAGTCAGTATCGAGCGCTTTTTGGAAGCTCTGGATTGTTCCGAGAGCATTCCCTGTTTCGAAGTGGAACAATCCTTTGGAGAGAAGGGCTTGTGTCTCTTCTTCCCCGGACATCTGTTCTATTTCATTGGTGAATTTGCCTGGATAGATAGGGCTACTGCTTGGCGCGGCAGAGCAACTAATCAGGACACTAAAGAGTATCGATCTTACTGGGATCTGCATTGGCTATCTTTCCAAGTATGGTAAAGAGACTTCTCAAAGCACCTGCAAGGTCGGGATGACCATCAGGACTGCCATGCCTGCGAATCTTGTCTGGGTCTTGGCTCTCTGGATAGGTTATGGACCATGTCCACTTACCAGCTGAACTTGAGTGCTCATAGAACTGGTAGAGATTGATCTCACAATGTCTGAATCTGAAAGGCCTCATGGTATTCTCCTAAGCTTTGACTCAGGGCTGTCATTTACGTAGACAGTCCCCCAAAGTCCTAGTCCATAAGCTAGGAAGTCTACGAAATTGGTTAGGTATTCAAAGGTATGCATTGTCCCTTGATAAGTAACCTTGTATTCATCTAGCTGGTCTAGACAAGTCACTACTAAATAGACGCTAGTTTCTCTTCCAACCTGATTATCGATCCCCTTTTTCTTTGCGTGGATCAGTTGGTCTAGGTCTAGTACCGATGTTCTAAACTCTCCTTGGTAAGTATTACAAACATTGGTCTCTTTCTCTGTGTTCTTGAGATCTATTGGATATTCTCTATTGGTCATTGGGCCTTTACCATGACGTGTTTGGTAAGCCCGGGTGACTAGAAAAATCTCGTCTAGGTATGTCTCCTTCAGAATATTTCTTGGAGTTAGATCAGAAGGAGTACAGTGAGGCATCGTTCCGATACCTTCCATCAGCATGAGCCCTTGGCTACCCTCGAAGACTTTGTACTGGTAGTTAGGGATAGTGTCTGTGATAACGAAGTGTCTCCCTAAATAGACATGCATGTTAGCTATTGCTGAGTTGAACTCTCTGACCATGTTGTCTAGCTCTGGACTATTGTTTAGCTCATGGTAGTTCCTGGTTTTTTCGAGGAGTAGGCTTACCTCAGGCTCTCCGACATGAAGCAGTATTCCGGCAGTCAGTCTAGGTCCATGAGTATGGCGTTCTTTTGTTCTAAAGAAGCCTGATCCACAGGTCCCATGCTCCTTCTCTCTGCCAGGAGCTCGGTTCTTGAAGACTTCATAAGGGGTAGTCACTGGACAGTCGGGATGAATATAGATCAGCGGTCTGACACCCTTCTGGTGGAGTAAGTCATACTCGTTCCATAGAGTGACTGGATCGAAGGTGCAGTGGTGGCTCCAGTAGGTGGGACACCCGCTCAGTGTACCTGAGCCGAAGTGGGAGAAGATATGTTCGGTGGTGCCTTTGATTACTTTGTGGCCAGCTTGCTGACCACCAGAGAAACGAACGACAAGAGTGTCCTCTGGGTTCTGGGAACAGAGGTACTCGGTGGTCACACCTTTCCCTTCGTCCCCAAACCCAAGACCGATTACAGCTCGGTGGCTCATGGCTTACTCGTCGAGGTGATCGAAGCGAGTGTCGCTCTCTGGAGGAGCTGTTCCAACTCCCTGTGCTTCAGCGATCTCGAGGACCTTGCTTGTGATGAGACTTACAACTTGGTCTTGATTCTGGACCAGCAGCACGTTGTCTTCTCCCATCAGCTCTCTCCAGCCCTCTTGCACATTCCCTCTGCCCCCGTTGTGACCTTGGAGCATGTGGAGGTGGAAGACTTCGAACTTCTCTCTGGCAGCAGCAAGAAGACTCGCAGCTGTCTGAGCTTCGTACTGACCAGGGCCAAAGATTGCTTGCTGAGCAGCAACTGGGAGATCTCTGAGAGTAGGCTCATCACCGACAGTGAAGAGTAGACCCTTCTGTTCTCTTTGGTCGAAGTGATCGGTCTGGGTGTATCTGCTGGCGAAGAGCCAGGCTAGGAGATAACTTTCTCCGTAGTTACCACCGCCACCGGACTCAATCCAGAGCTCGGTGAGCCATCTGTCCATGAGTGAATCACTGGACTCGAACTGGCCGATCTGTAGAGGAGCTCTGTCGCACTCATGGTCCCCAATACCCATGAAGAGGACCTGTGGATCGGCTATGCCTTCTCTGATGATCTGGTCGACTATGCTTGGAAGGCCTTCTCTCACTAGGAAGTGAGGGATCCGTCCCATTGAACCAGTCACGTCCAGTCCTAGGATAATCGGGACTGATTCTGGGTGCTCCACACAGTCTCTGGACTCACGGATTGTTACTCCGTTGGGATTCATGGAACTATTGAAAGTTCTACTGAAGATCTCACTTGCAGGACGAGTGGTGAGGCCATCAGTCGTGGCTCTTGTCATGCGATCCGAGTATGAATATGCGCCGTAACCCATCTTCTATTACCTTTCTGTTGGAGCCCCCTCTGGGAATTGAACCCAAGCCTTCTCCCGTACCAAGGGAGTGTGCCGACCACGGTCACCTAGGGGGCAATGAATGAGTTTTTCATCCTAGCTACCAGCTCCCAATGTGAACGTCTTAGGTGCTGATAGTCTCTGTCTGGTCTACCATTTTTATCTCTTATCTTCAAGACTATCTCTTGGAAGGAGTGCATCCACTCATGAAAGAATGCATTTTGTTTGAATCCTTTCATCCAGCGAAGGGCTAATGATCTGCCATTTGATAGCCCATTGTAGTCCTTACCCTTATAGTGGACAGGATTATCAGAGATAGTGAAGCTAGCTTTGCTGAACAGGTCGTTTACCTGAGCTACAGTAGCTAGCCTACTTGTTACTATGTGCTTTTTGAAGTGCTCCATAGCAGCATCGACTACTCTCTTTGGAACCTTGATCTTCATGTCTAACCAGAAGGCACAGCCATGAGAGATAAAGTCGGGCTTGAAACTACGGAGGCGAAGGAGAATAGCAACACTGAGACTCCACATCGCTACTAGTGAGGTGATGAGGATGACTGTTCCTGCTACTGACCAGGTTTGTGGGGTAAGCACTGCTCCAATAGCTAATGCTGTACCAACAGCAGGGATACCAATGAAAGTAAGGTAGTCTACTAACTTAGCTCTGGTATTCATTTATAGTCTTTTCTTGTGCTCAGTTATCCCGAGCTCTTTCGCATTGTTCCTGGTCCAACACCATACTGTGTCGATGAGTTTCCGGTTCTTAGAGTTGCCAAAGATGTCAGGTCCTACATCACAGATGAGGACCTTGTGCTTGTCTCGGTCAGCCACATACTTTGCGTAGTTTGCTTCCATGACAACGACTTTGTCAGCCCAGTCAATGAGCATATCTCTAGTCTCTTTGGTGTTTCCGAAGTGACCGATTGGAATGACGTCGACTGGTTCGAAGTGGAGCTTGAGTACGTCTGCTAAGGCTACAGATCTACAGAGCCCTTGTCTACACATCGTGACTATCTTGACCATTGTTTCTCCTTGTGGACTCGGGGGGCATCGAACCCTCAGCCTTCCGGGTAAGAACCGGATGCTCTGCCTAATTGAGCTACGAGTCCAATGGCGGCAGTTTACCACTTACCTTTTTGAATTGCTAGCAGTACCTGCAGCGCCACCAAAGAAGACTATGATAAGGAGCGTGGCGAACCATGTCTTAATCGTGATAGGGATCACCAGGGCTGAGCCAGCGGCTAGAAGTAGGACATTGACTGCCCAGATTATGACAGCTGGAGCTGCCAGTGCCATCAGAATGAAGATCATTAGTATTAGTGCCATGATTATGCCGCCCAGTTCTTCTTACCGCCGCGACTACCTCTGTTAGCTCGAGCGATCTTGTTTCTCTCTTGATTCCACTGAGCTCTTTCTGCCTGACGCTGATAGTAAGTCTTCATCTGCATATCGAGCTCATTGCAGTCATTGATAGGCTTCCAGACACCCTGGATTGTATTACACAGACCACTGGCGAGCTTTATCGACGTTGGACTACCTTTTCTACGACAACTGCCAGCTGGCTTGTCACGCTTCTTTCCACCTTTGTGTCTCATCACGGTCTCCTATTCTGCTCTCTCTGCATCTATCTCGAGAGGATTCTCGCCATGAGTATCTCCTCGAGCTAATCCTATGAGCATTCCTATACCATAGACAAGAGGGAAGAGTATGCCTAGGACAAACCATTGCATACAATGTCTCTTCTCATGGCGACAAAATGTTTCTTTCCATGCTGAAAGCCAGGGCTCGTCTCGGTAGACATATGCACATGGTAGCCCTACTCCGCCCCAGGAATTCCATTGGCTTCTGTGCCATCCAATCATCCTTGGGTTTCTTGTGTTGACTGAGAACCTAGCTATGAATGGACCATCCCATCTTTCGAAGGTAAGGTCATTGAAGACTAACCACATTGGGAGGATATAGACTAGCCAGACTATGATAGTGGCAGGCAGGCACCAGAGGGCACCTAGGAAGTGGAGTAGGAATCGCATGATTACTTGGTTCCGAAGAGACGATCGAATCCTTCACGGAGGGCGACCCAGTCTTCTTTCGTTACTGCGGCTTCATCTCCACAGGGTACGGTGATTGAGATCTCATCAGGATCTGTCTGATCTAGAGTCCAAAATCGTCCTGGTTTGGTCTCGATAGATAGACGTGGTGTCTCGACGATCTTTCTGACAAACTTAGGAAGGGTCTTAGTCGCCTTCTTCTTCACTACCTTCTTCTTTTTGGTTACTTTCTTCTTTCTTTGCATTGTTCTCTCATGTGTTACAAGTACCCCTTGGGTACTGTTTGTGCGGGCAACAGGAGTCGAACCTGCGACATCTAGCTTGGAAGGCTAGCACTCTGCCAATTGAGTTATACCCGCTTGTGCTCCCGGTGGGACTTGAACCCGACATCATCGATGTGAAAGACCGACATCCTATTCCTTTGGAAGACGGGAGCGTTTTACTATCTCTTCCCAGTTTAGCCATGTGTAGTAGAGGCTATCGCACATGGGACATGGCTCTTTCTGCTTCTTGTAGACTGAGATAGGCACAGTCCATCGATACCCACAGCTACATTTGAACTGTGCTATTGGTCCACCCAAAAGGACTTGAACCCTTGCTACACGGTAATCAGCCATGCGTGCTACGTTACACTATGGGTGGTTGTGGGACGAGAGGGTCACGATCCCCCGACACCTTGAGCTTCAATCAAGTGCTCTACCAACTGAGCTATCGCCCCAGAACTCACAAGATACACTCCTTATGAGATTATTTCAACCCTAATCTGCCTGCCCAAAGCCGACAGCTTTCTTCTCTGTCTTCTCTTGCTCTTTGTCATAGGACCGAGCATAGACTTCAGCTAACGTGGTCTTGCCTATGAACACTGTGTCCTTCCCAGTCATTCTCTTATAGGCTCTCTCTGCCTCCCCTGGGCTGAGGTGTGGGACCTCGATATGCTTGAGTAATCTACCTGCCCTTACCATAGCCGGATCGAAGTCAGGCTTCTCTGCGTTGGTTGTTGTTATTATTCTGAGGTTCAGAGCTGTACCAAAGAGCCCGTCTGTCAGGTTGAGTAGTGAGCTCACTACTGAGATATTGTCTGACATTCTTGGGGCCAGGCAAGCATCAGCATCTTCGATGAAGAAGGTGATGCACTCGTTAGCATTCTGTCGGGTCCTGAATCCAAGTAGCAGGCTCAGTAGTTCTGGGTTGTCTAGTGTACTTGCCATCTTGGATGGAACAAGGATGTTCACTGAGTTATCTATCTCTGAGATCATAGACCTCAGAAGAAAACTCTTCCCTACTCCTGGTGCACCAGAGAAGATCACTAGTCGACCGAAAGGAATCTCGAGCTTCATCTCTTCGATCACATCACGATAGCCTTTAACTACGCTCTCGCTATAGTTCTCTTCGATGATCTCTTCTTCAAAGAAGTGGAGTGTCTCGGTTTTCAGACCTCCCTGTCTTACTACCAGGCTATATATTTCTCCTTGTATACTCTCTTTGTCATGTGCCAATGCCTCTTTAATATCAGCAAGGCGAAGCATCTCTTTCTCCTCGAGAGTAGAGAAGGCAATGTGATATTCCCATTTGAGACTTGGGTCCCTGTCATGACGACATATCCCCCTAAAGTCTACCGAACTTCGTTGATTTCTAGCGACTAGAGCAAAGTTTCCTGACTTCTTGTCTAGGATCAGGTTCTCAGGTTTTTCTTCCAGCTGCTCGGGCGTGAACATTTTGACATGTCTTGCCCAGCATCGATACTCCTGGAACCACTCCATAAGCATCTCATTGGGACTTTTTGGTGAGCAGCCATGAAAGCTGCCATGAAGGTAGGTCTCTCCTGTTCTGAGGGCTTCTTGGTAGAGCATGGTAGACATTGAGAGACTGCTCTCATAAAGAGCCTGGACTCCGTCTCTATCAAGGCTTTTGCTGATGATATCTGTCATTTCTTCTCTCTCTATGTGATCTGTTCTTTTCTTTCTTACAGCACCGTTCCGCTTCGATACAGCCTCGCGGGTACCTAGAGGTGCAAAGTGACTGCCTACGGACATTTTTCCACTGTTTCTAGGTGGCGCTCCCTTTCTCTCTTGAGCTCCGCCTTTAACATCCTAATCCTATTTGTTTGTACTCTATCGAGTAGCTTCCAGAGGAGTCGTTCTTTGTCTGTCATTTGGAGCTCCTGACAGGATTCGAACCCGCATATACTCAATTCGTAGTCGAGTGCCCATCCAGTTGGACCACAGGAGCAAAAGAAGAGGCGAGGAAAGTCGGCGACGGGTTGTACTGCAGGAATTGAACCTGCGTAGTCAAAGAATAAGTTTGATGGCTAACCATTAGCCGAAGTATCCGACAGCCTTCACTGCGCCTTCTTCTTAGTCACGGGAAAAATCGTGGAGAGCTTTTAACCACCTCAAACAAGGTTTAGGAGACCAAGTCATCGGCTTCTCCCATAGTTGCGGGAGAACAAGGGATTGAACCTCGAAGTATCTCTCTACTTCACCACGTGATTGTGGACCCGACAGGAGTTGAACCTGCTACATCCTGGTTGCAAACCAGGAACTCTACCAGTTGAGTTACGAGCCCAATAGTTTCTTCTGTACTTCTTTCAATGTTTTACCCTGTTCTTCTACGATTGTCCAGATCTTTTTGATCTCTTCTCTGAACTTGAGCAGCTGGTCTAGTTTAGCTAATCTATCCTTCATCAGCCACTTAACGTCCTGCTCGTACTTAGCCCTCCAGAATGTACCAGAAAGGGTTTGTCCTTTGCCTTCCTCAATCTCCTCGAGGGTCTTCAGGATCTCTTCTTGTCTGTCAGGCATAGATTCCTCGTTCTCTGTGTGCTGCTCCTGATAGGAGAGTGAAGTAGTGGTCAGGATAATAGCGGAACTCATTGAGATCGCGCGCGTTCATGTAAGCCATGGCTGACCTCAGTCCATCTTTGATCCTCTCGAGGACCTCTTCTACTGTCCCCATCAGAGGAACCAGTGTGTCATCCCCTTCTACGTAATGTTGAGACCTTTTGACTGCGAAGGAGGCTTGTCCTTTGTGCTGCTTGTAAAGTCTGCCTTGGAACTTAACAACGTCGCCGGGACTCTCTTTGGTAGCTGCGAACAATCTGCCAGCCATAACAACGTCGGCACCTAGTGCAATAGCTTTAGAGACATGACCTGCTGTCCAGATACCACCGTCAGCTATGATAGCTGTCTTGTGGCTAGGTTGTGCTACCTCTCTCCACTTGGCTATCTGTCTGACTAGAGTAGCTTGCCCCATCCCTACTCCAGTAGCGATAGAGGTAGAGCAGACAGACCCGTTACCTATGCCTACTCGGACAGCGTTGACCTCGAGCCCATTGAGAAATGTAAATCCGGCTAGAGATCCTACGTTCCCCGTAATGATTCTGACCTTTTTGTTGAGGTCCCTGAGTGTTTGGATTGCCTTCTCTACGTTAGCAGCATACCCATTGGCCGTGTCCAGACAGACAAGGTCTGGATTATCGTTGATGTCATACTCTTGAGCCGTGTTCTTTACTGATACGGTAGGAATACTATTGCCCCGTCGTAGTCCTCTGGGACTGCAGGCACTCACTCCATGTCTGGCTGCCTCCTTCACCATAGCGATATCAACAGCTGATTCCATGGGGGCGATCAGGATTGGGAGCTTCTTTCGTAGGCCCAGGAAGCTCTGGGTGACATCGCACTCGTCTCTCGAGTCGATGGTTGACATCATCTGAGGAACCAGACCAATGTCATCGTAGGAATAGCTGGGAGTGAACATCTCTTCTTCTTTCTTTGTTGGGGCACAGGGATTTGAACCCCGAAGAACGACTTCAGAGGCCGTCAGTTTACCGTTAGCTTATACCCCAGTGTTAGTAGTCATAGCTCCCAAGAACTGTCTTGTCGAGATAATCTTTTACTAGCTCAGGAAGCTTGCCGTCTAGCTCTTTCTTGACTAGTTTACGTAGCTCAACGTCGAGTTCTTTCTTCTTCTCTTTAATGTATCTTTTGACTGCGAGGTGGGCGAGTCTTCTTGCCTCGTCACGAATGAACACAGACATGTTCTCTTGTACAGCTTTCCGAAAAGCCTTCTCTTGTGCTGCCGTGAATGAATTCTCTGTCTTGACTGCCATCTCTATCTCCTTGTTGAGGGGGAGAGGATTGAACTCTCGACATCCAGGTCCAAAACCTGGCGTTCTCCCACTGAACTACCCCTCAGTTTTTTTGGCGAGAGTGTAGGATTCGAACCTACTACCAGCTTAGCCGCGTTAGGATCCCTTGCGGACCAGCCAGACCCACTAAGCCTAGAGAACATCTAGAGCCTGTGTTTTGCCCGGACTCCCTCTTTTGAGGTAGCGAGGGTTGAGCTCGACTACCTCGGTGTGCACCTTTCGGTACCCTCTCTTGCGAGAGTTCTTGTTGTCGGTGCGGAGGGGATCGAACCCTCGACAATCTGGTTAAAAGCCAGATGCTCTTCGCAACTGAGCTACGCACCGTTTTCTCATTTTTCTAGAACCATAGTCCGCTCTAAAAAATTATTTGGAAATTGCCTTCTTAAGGGTCATTTTATGTCGTACTTCCTTCATCTTACTCTTAGATAGACTGATTGCGGGTAGATCCATACAGGGCTTGGTGTCCCCGCAGACTTCACACTCCCCCTCCTCCAGGTTCTCTACCTGAGGGAGGGAGGTGTGCATTGCACAGTTCTTACAGTATCTCATGGACATTAGTCCTGAGAAGCCTCGCTCGTATCGTCGGTACCTTCGGTACCATCAGAGGTAGTCTGAACAACAGAGTCAGGGCTTGTATCTGCGCTTGATCCTGCTCTAGAGATTGATCCATCATCAGTTCCTCCGTAGAAGCTCTTAGTTGATAGGTCTCCGGCACATCCACTTACTCTGAATCTATCTACTCCCTCGTCAACGGTGGAGTAATAGGCACCTGCTGCTGTTCCTCTTGTTACTGTAGAGGTTGAGAATCCTTGGGCACTAGCGTTGAAGGACAGCATGTTCCCAGCTGCCACATGGATCTGATCCTGGACTTCATTGAGGTCCACGTTAGCACCTTCATAGGTGATCGTCCAGCGATTGGTAGCCTCTGCTTCGCTGACTAGCTGGCGGATCCTGCTTGCCTGGTACTCTCTGCTGCTGTTCTCATTCCCATCAGTGATGACGATTATGAGTACAGAAGTAGTTGGATCATCGATGTCTGGCTGTTGCTTCAGCTTCTGGATTGTAAAGCCCATGGCATCGAACATAGCTGTCATCCCTGAGGGCTGATAGTCTTCCTGATTCCAGGGCTGCACTTCCTCTAGTGGTCTACACCAGAGCTCTGGTGCGTCGACTGTAGAAGAGAAGGTAACTAGGCAGACCTCTGCCTCGATCGTATCCTTGTCTTCGAGTGTCTTCTTGGTCGTCTCGATCTGTTGGTTGAAGGCATCTACTGCCTCCGCTCCGAAGCTTCGCATGGAACTCGAGCGGTCCATGATGAACGCTACGTAATGCTTAGCCTTCTTTGCTTCTACTTCGTTGTCATGCATTTGCTCTTCGGGCATGTGTTCTCCTTTGCCTTGTGTGGGAGGGGAGAGTCGAACTCCCAAACTGTTGGCTCTCGACCAACAAGGTATACCTGGTTCCCTTCACTCCCACTAGAGTTTCTTCTCGAGCCTGGAAGGTTGCACCATTTCGGTGGCATTGTCAAAGTCTATTTTGAGGCCGCCAAAGAAGTAGACCTTGACCTTGTATCCGTCTGCTCTCAGATACTTAGCTACTGTTCCTGCTACTTCTTTTGAACAGCACCACGTCCACTCTAACTTGCCTCGAACATCGAAGCTTTCGAGTTCGCGACGGAGACGAACAGATGTTTTGCCATTTTTGATGGCATCACTAATCTTTTTCTGGACAAGTCTACAAGCAGCCTCAAATATTGCATCACCATTTGTAGCAATGAACTTTTCTGCCTCTTGCTTAGCTGCTCTTGCATCAGTAAACATTATCTCTCCCTGTTTTTCCACATACAGTAGAGTTTAGGCGGGATCGTGAAGAGGAGAACGAGACCAGCGATGCCTGCAGCTACGATGGGGAATTTTAGACAAAAGGCAACAGTTCCAGCAATGACGGCGGCACAACAAAGAGTGACTAAAATAAAACAGCTCCAGTCACCGGCAGTCTCTGCATAGTCTAGTTTTTTAGTAGGCTTCTTGTTTGCTTTGGCGTTTGCTTTAGCTGAACGTGCATCGGTGAACATTAGTTGTCCTCTGGTGACCAGGTTTTGTCGGGAAAGGGAGGAGCATCAGCTTCCTCAACCTCAGTGAGTCCTTCTTGGCAAGGCTTACAAATAGCTACTTTCTTACCGTCTTGTCTGATGGCATACCAGTAATCTCCGTCGCCGATATCTTTCTTACAGATATCGCAGGTCTGGTTGGATTCCCACTCTGCCATATTGTGACACGGGTCAGGAAACCTGACCCATGTCTGTGAAGCTTAGCGCTTCGAGTCGCGGTTAGCGACAGCTGCCTGCACCTGAGCGACGGTGTTGACGCTGCCCTGAGCCTGGAGGGCCTGGACTGCGACGGCCTGGACCTTCTCGTAGGCCACTTCTAGCTTGGCACTGAGGTCCTGGACCCGTGCATCCAAGCTGTTCTTGAAGCTTGTCAGGCTGGTGACTTCGCCATCCTTGACCTTGAGATCTGCTTCGTAGTTCCTCTTGATAGCGTTGACTTCGATGCCAAAGCTTTTCTGAGCTGAACTCTTGGCTGCCGTAATCGCGGTCGCGACTGCGGTCTCCTTCTCGGTCTCGAACTCACTGATGCGAGTCTCGAAGCCCTTGATCTCTGTCTCGAGCACGGTCTGAGCTGAGCGATCTTTGAAGAAGGACTCACGCTGACCGTTCAGACCCTTCGTCTCGAGCTCCTTCCACTCGTTGAACTTCTTTCTCTCGGTGTCGAGCTGATCGGTCAGCGAATCAGTCTTCTCTTTGACCTGACGAGCGAAGGCATACTCAGCATCTGCGAGCTCTTGCTCACGCTTGACGGTGGACTCGGTCATCTCGCGCTTGACTGACTTCTCGTAGTCAGTCTTGCTCTCTTGCCAATTCTTCTTGGCCTGGCGCATGTCCTCTTCGAACTGCTCCCTGCGGTAATCGCGTGCTTCAGCTTCCTTCTCGGCCAGCTCCTTCTGGGCCTGAACGAGAGCTGCCATGGTCTCAGCCTCGCGTGAGATGCCGAAGATCTCTTGGAGCTCAGCATCTGCATCGGTGATGGCCTGCTTGACGTCGTTGAGCTTCTCGAGCTCACCCTCGTACTCATCTCTGAGCCCACTGAGGAAGCCAGTGGCTCTGGTTTCCAGAGTCTCGATACTCTTGGAGATGCCAGCGATTGACAGGCCTTTGACCTTCTCCGCTGTGGCTGCCTTTCGCTTGCCGACCTTGATCTTCTCAGGGTTCAGCTTGGTGGCCTTGAGTGACCTTAGCTCCTGGCACTTGATCTGATAGGCACTGAAGATCTCAGCCTTCGTGTTCTTCTGTGGGGTTACGTTTGCGCTACTCATTTTCTTAGGTTTCTCCTGTTAGGGTTTGTGGTCCCAATGGGACCTGATTATACTAATCCATAGGTCTGACAGATTCAGTCCTTGGATCGATTAAATTGTGGGGTTGTGCGAACGGAGAGATTCGAACTCTCAATCCCGAAGGCACTGGCTTCTAAGACCAGCGTGTATACCAGATTCCACCACGTTCGCTAAAGCTTAGTCTTTATCTCATGCCAGCCACAGTTACACAAGTCTTTTTCTTCGAGGGTCTCTTCTATGTCTAATCTAATGCAGCTATCAGCTTGTAAGTATAGGCATTCGTCCTGATGTTCACCAAATGTCTTGATTCTTTCTTTCCAGGTATTTATCTCTTGCTCAGATCCTCGCAGCTCTTTGTCTTTTTGATTGATTTGGCTTTGGAGAAGACGAACCTTTATACTCTCCTCGTCCTTTTTGGAGGCTGCCTCTCGCTCTACATGATCAGCCCTATCCCCCTCTCTTATTAGGAGAGTAGCTGCCTCGAGAAAGGAGTCTGTACTTATATCGAAACCTTTGTCAGACAGTCTTCTTTGGACAAGTCTGGTCTCTTTCCAATAGTTGAGAGTCTCTTCGTCCTTGACGAACTCGTTGGTACTGTAGTTGTAGCTGTCGAGTCTACCGTTTACGTCGGGATTTACGGGCCTGCTTTCGCTTAGCTTTCTCTTTGGTTCTTCTTGTCTTCTTTTCTTCTTCCCTCCGTTGCTTCCTGTCACTGTCATGAGACTTTTCTTTCACATGTATAGACTTCAGCTGCTTGTGAGCTTGGCTGACCTTCTTCATAATCCTGTCGCGCTTAAGCTTAGACAAGTGATTGATGATTACTCGTCCTTCTAAGTGATCGACCTCATGCTGAATGACACGAGCCATTCTTCCTTGATACTTCTCGACCTTGCGCTCTCCTTCGAGGTCAGTGAACTCTACGTCAATTTCCATTGCTCGAGGAACGTTGATGAATAGGCCAGGGAATGAGAGACATCCTTCTTGTCCTATCTCTGTCTTCTCACTCTGGTCGGAGATGACTGGGTTGATCATACATCCTTGTTCATCTCCTACTCTGTAGACTAGGATGGCCTTGTTCTCTTTCATCTGAGGTGCAGCTAGACCTATTCCGCCTAGTTGCTTCAGTGTTACAAACATGTCAATGATGAGTTGCACGGTTGATGAGTTGATCTCAGATACTACTTCAGCTTTCTTGCGAAGGATCTGAGCAGGCCACACAGCTATCTTGTCGATAGGTGGGGCGAGAGGTTGCTTATCCAGGACAGTAGTCTCTGGGTTCATTAGCTACCTGCCTTTCTTTTTGATCTTCTTGCGAGGACTCTTGCGCTTGCCCATGGCTCGTAGCCATCTCTTGGTCTTGCGCGCTGGCTTCTTAGTCACTGCTCTCTCCTTCTATTTTATTGGCGGGCCAGGAGAGATTCGAACTCCCATCGTCGGTTTTGGAGACCGAGTGCCTGCCGTTGGCGACTGACCCTACATATCTGCTCTGATTACCCAATGAGTTTCACATAGCGGAACCTTTTCTTTGCTCAGCTTGTGCGTCCCATCTATTACCATACTCCTATTTCTGCATCGAGCAACAGCGCAGAACTCAGGATCGTACTCTTTGTCTTTTGCTAACGCCTTGAGTCGGAGTATCTTCTCTGTCATGTCCTTATACCTTATTTGATACTATTGGACAAGGCCTCACACTTCATTCTTCTTAGACCTTTGACTGCCATCGCCATGGTCCAGAGATTTAGTGGAATGTAGAGGAGCAATGCAGCGAGCTCTGACTGCCAGATAGTAGCTAGGCAGTTGGTCGCGATGTAGGTGATGCTCAGTACTATCTCAATCCAATAGACTGGCTTTAGTGAGCCCTTAGCTAGCAACCACTTGTTTGCTAGGGACATCAGGATAGTGGTAATGATGAGCCCCGAGTAGACGTAGAAGAACATTATGTTGCGTCGTTATTGCGAGCAGTCTTGAGTGCTGCTTGGACATCGGGTCTATTGATTGCCTGTTGAAAAAGCTTTCTGGCTACTTTGTCATCTTTTTTAGGAAGATTTCTTAGCCACATTGCACGCTGTTCTTTGGTTACTTTCTTCATGTTACACTATCCATGCAATCATAGTGGCTGTCGATAGTATAGCTAGGGTGAAGCCTACTGTCCGAAGTATCCATGGGCTGATCTCGAACCAGGAAGCTCCTTGTCTCAAGTCTGACCTCTCTGACCATCCAATCGAACCGACGATGAGGTCAATGATGCCTCCTCCCCAGAATACTATCCACATCCAGCATAGGACACCAGGGAAAAGTATAGCGAAGGGGAGAGCGATGACTGCTAGAAGATCAACAAATCTTGGAGCGATTTCTATGAACCCTCGTTGAGTTGGAGTGAGTCCTCCAGGAGGAATGAAGTACTGAACCCAGTGAAGTCGGGCGAAATACCACTTGTCTCTCCACTTATGAGGGAGAACCTTGATGACATAGGTCCCATCTGCTCCACATACTTTATGCGCTAACAGATGACAGAACTCATGGGCCCATGCCCAGAAGAGGAAGGTAGGAATGATAGCAAGTATCGGAAATATAATCATATCTTTCTCTCTTTGTGCTCCCGGAGAGTATCGATCTCTCTTCTGTAGATTGAGAATCTACTATCCTAGCCAGTAGACGACGGGAGCTACTGTAGTGTGCCCGGGACTCGAACCCGTTTCCCTGCCCAGGACAAATTGAGGAGTCGAACCTCTGATGGCCGTCGCCACTGACCCATTGTCAACACACTACATTGTACCGGTGGAGAGATTCGAACTCTCATGTCCCGAAGAACCGGGGATTTTGAGTCCCCTGTGTATACCATTCCAGCCACACCGGCTTATTCTACGTTGTCGAATCGACTATCTGCTTGAGGTTCAGCTGGAGCTTTTCTTTTCTTTGGGTCAAGAATCTTGACGAGCTTATATTCCCAACCACCTGCGCTCGCGCCGAATATCTTCTCTGCAAGTTCTCCAAACCAACCCCTCTTGTGAATTATGAAGGTATGTGTTTCACAGAACTCCTTGCCTACTTCTTCAGAAATCAGTCCTTCTGCTACTAGATTCTCGACTGTTTCTTCTTTGGCATAATTGAACCGTGACGTGATTACTCCAAAGTCCCAGGTCACTCGTACCCCTATCTCCTCAATGTCATCTATTGGTATGTGTTGTGCCATCTTCTTTTCTTTCTTTGTTTGTGCGGAAGGTCGGACTCGAACCGACAAGCAGTTGATTTTAAGTCAACCAGGTATACCAGATTCCCTTCACTCCCGCGTATTTTGGATTATAGCGGCTACCTCGTGTGGTGTCCAGATTCTCCCGATTCCACCATTGATTCTCTTATAAAATGGTGGTCTATCCCGACAGATAACTAAGATGTTTTCTGTCTCATAACCGCTTTCGGCCACAGATGTAACAACTTTCCAGTACCATTGTTCATTGGCAACTGCTATTTTCCTCATTCCTTTTCCGGGAGCCATATCTGTCATCCTGCCTTCAAAAAATAATCCAAAAAAAAGCCCTATAGGGACTATTCAATCATTCTGATTTCTTCGTTACTTGTTTCAGGCTCTTGTTCTACTTCTCTGAGAAGATGGTAGCTCATAATAGCTACACCGTCGACATCAGTACCGTTTGAAGAGAGATATTTTGCTAGTTCTCTTCTTATAACGGCTATTTGATCTATGTGTGTTATTTTATCAATTCTCAGAATTGAGTTATTAGCAAAGGAAAGCCGAGAGCCTTGATAAAAGACTGAACTGACAAAGTATTCATACATTATCTGTTCTCTATTTTTATTGTCTTGTCATAGGGTTGTGATGCAAGCAAGGCCTGGAGATATCCAGCCATCTTTTTGCTGATAGTCATCGATTTCCCATTATTGAAGGTGACGTAAGTGTAGGAATTATCTTTTGGAATGTAAAAATAGGAGATATTGTTTGTGTTCACGATGTAAGTGATTCCACTGGTAGCTTTGATATCTATGAACATCTATTTATCCTTGTGGAGCTGTCGGGTCCTGCCCCCGAGTCCTAAACTCTTCCAATTACCTTCGTATGACCATATCTAAGGGCGCTGGGTTTGTAGCGCCTCCACCAGGTTGAGTTTCAAGTCATCCCAGGACATATTCTATTTGTTTTGGTTGAGTCTTTCTGTTGCCAGGCTGACTCAGGCCCCGCTCGGACGCTTACGCTGCCTGAGCAATACCTAGTCGAATCTATTTCAGCCCCGTTAAAGTGCCGTCTCTCCGGCTGTCACTGCGTTAGGTCTGTTCGACCCTGAAGGCTTCCAAAATGCAAGGCCAGCAGTCCTCCCGGAATTTGTTACCTTCCGATGACCTTGTATGGCTTGGTGAGCTTGACCTTGTAGGCCCGCCCCTCAACCATCTCTACGAGTCGAACCTTCTTGGCATTGCCCTGCTTGGTCAGATTCTGAAAATGTGGGGCGAGTTGATTCTCGAATACACAGGGTGTCTCTTGTTCCGTCCATTTTGGCTGGGCTGGATTGTCTGGGTCATGATAGGGGTTCTCGATCACCCACTTGATCCTGAACATCTTCTGTCGTATCGCCTTGCGTCTTGCCATTGTCTTTTCTTTCTTTGGTTAAAGTTGAGGGCCGGGACGGATTTGAACCGCCAACGTTTCTAGTGTAGGTGGTTTACAGCCACTGTGCTTCGCCATTTGCATACCGACCCAAGGGCGGAGT